ATGGCAACATTCCAGAAGCGCGGGAATAGCTGGCGCGCCATTGTGCGCAAGGCTGGACACAAACCGATCAGTGCCTCGTTTGATTCAAAGGCTGAGGCGGCGGCATGGGCAACGGCGACGGAGGCCAAGCTGAACGATGGCGGCGAGGTGCTCGAGGACAACATGATCGGCATCCCGACGGTAGCGGGGTTGCTCAACCGCTATGCACTCGAAGTCAGCCCGAATAAGCGTGGCGAAAGATGGGAAGTGATCCGCCTCGAGATGCTATGCAGAAATTTCAAAGTCTTCGGAAAGCCAATCTCCCGGTTTTCGCCTCAAGACATGGCGGATTGGCGGGACGAGCGACTTGCTTCGGTGTCAGCGGCTTCTGTCAACCGTGAGTTGAACCTGATCTCCGCCGTCTTCACGACAGCAATCAAAGAGTGGCGCATGCCCATCAAAGCGAACCCCGTCCACATGATTCGTCGCCCGGGCGGCACTCGTCCGCGGAAGCGCCGGGTCGACGATGCCGAGGTGCAGGCAATTTGCTCGGCGCTAAAGTGGGATATGAAAAGCGCCCCTGAGCTTTCGATGCACTATATCGCCTGGTCGTTCGCATTCGCCGTTGAGACGGCAATGCGACGCGGCGAGATCCTGAAGATGATGCGCCGCCATCTCCACCTCAGTGAGCGTTACGTTCATCTGCCCAGTACGAAGAACAACGAAGAGCGAAACGTACCGCTTTCGACCAAGGCGATTGAAATGATCGCAATGTTGGGCGACGGCGAGCCCGATGACTATCTCGTTCCGGTGAATGCAGCTTCATTCGATACGCTGTTCCGCGAAGCGAAAAAGAAGGTCGGATTGGTTGACTTGCATTTCCATGATTCGCGCCGTGAAGCTGCGACGCGCATGTCGAAACTGTTGTCGAATGTTCTTGAGCTGGCTGCGGTGACCGGGCACAAGTCGCTGAAAATGCTTCAGGTGTATTACGAGCCGAAGGCGGCCGATCTGGCCGCCAAGCTCGGTTAAACGACTGAGGGCGTCTTTCGTGGGCGCCCCCGTGTTGTTTGTCGCGCGTGGGTGCTTTGCTCAATCACCCACGCGCGCACGATCGACGGAACCCATCTCGGACGCCCAAGCCCCGCGACACGCGGCGGCAAACGCTCCGGGTGCTGCGACACCATGGACTGAACTGACGCCGGGCTGTACCCCAAGAACGCAGCCAGTTCTTTGAACGACCACAAGTTTTCGATCTCATCGGCCGCGTTGCTCATGCTGCCATCCTTTGCGCCACTGCGCCGTCGTTTGCCGACCGTGCGCCGATCTTCCGATCGATCCGGCGCTCGGCCTCTTTGATCGCTTCCCGGGCGTCTCCGATCGTCGCCACCTCGAGCTGCGCGTCGTGTATGTCGAGCGCAGCCTTGACGGCAGACAATGCGTCGCCGTCAAACGTCCAGCAGCCAGACTCGCGGCCGTGCCGCTCGGCCCGCTCAATGCCGGCTAGGGCGCGCTCGAGCGCGTCGATGTGCTCGTGACCGATGCCTCGCTCGGCCATGGCGGCCGCGATGTGCGTCATGCCGCTGATCGTCGACCAGGTCGACATGTCGCCGCGGCCGGCGCGTATCCGGTCGAATGCGATTCGATATGCGATTCCCATGTCTCGCATTTGCGAGTCATGCAACTGCCTGCGGCCGTGCGCGCGCGCGTCGAGGCGCCGGGCTGCCGATAACGCACGGCGTGGGTCGTGCTTGCCGCGCGGCTTCTTCTTCGTTCCAGCCATTGTTAGATTCCCCAGTGCTTGCGTGTAGTGTCGATGACTCGTTGTGATGCTTCGGTCATGCTAGGATTCTTCGAAAAATTGGACGGAGACGGCTATGGATCAAAATTGCTTTCGCGTGGGTGATCACGAGTACCGGTTCGATGCTGTGCCGCTTGCCGAGGGCGGATGGACGACACAAATTGTTCATATCGACCATCGTAATTTCCCGCCCGCCGAGCAGCGTGTTGACGGTGAAAAGCGATTCGCGACAGAGGATGAGGCTCGAGGCCATGCCGAGGCGCTGGCGCATGACCTGGCGAAACAGCACTTGGAGTAGTGTCACGACGCCTCCGGGAATTCATCGTGCGTGCGGGCCGATGCGCACCCATCCCGTCGAAGTCGATCGAATCTTCCCGGCCTTGCGGAGCGCCTGGAGGCGGCGGTCGACCATGCGCCAGGCGATGACGTCGCCGCGCGTGTGCGGGGTCGCTTCCTCGCGAGCAATGCGCTCGCTTTCACGCACGACCTCACCGAGGTTGATTGTGGCGAAGCGCTTAGGCTTGTCGTCGATCGCTGCGAGGATCAGGGCGTCGAGTTTCTGGTACTTGCTCATTTCTGTTCGCCTCCTTGGGCGCGGGCGGCGTCGATCCCATCCGCCAGTTTCTGCACGTCCTCGCATGCCTCGTCGGCAGCGCGCACGCAATCTGGGCGCCGGTCTAGCCGTTCGATCTCGGCGATGATCAGTGCGGCGGCCTTCACGAGGTCGCGGCGCGGAGTCGACGGCTTCCACCATTCATGCGACCACGGCCAGACGACAGGTGCAGAGCGATCGGATGCAATCGCGCCCGCGCCAGAGAGGGCATACGACGCACCTGCAAGAGCAAGTTGACGGCGGTCGTACTGATCGTCGCCGGCCGGCGTCATGGCTTCGACTTCGACCTGACGCCGGCGCTCGGCGAGCACGTCGCGTGCAGCGTCCGTCACCTCGCCGCTCGGCTGCTGCGTGGGGGAGAGAAGGGCGCGGAGCGCGTTGATGAAGCACGACGCATCGTTCGGCCCTATCGTGACCGGCTTCTCCGCGCTCAGGGTGTCGAGCAGGATCTCGACCCAGCGTCGGTTGATCTGGTCTTCAGTCATCGGTTGGCTCCATTCAAATTCGATTCGACCCATTCGCGCATGCGAGTCCAGCGCTCTTCGGGCGTCTCGAAAATTCGTTTTCCGAGAGCGTAATTCCAGTGATCGCCGTTCTCGTCGTTTTCGAAAACGATCTCCGCGGCGAGTGCGGGCGCGATATTGAAGGCTGCGGCCACTGCGTCGCGGTCTTCCGGATCGATGCTCTTTAGATCGAGGCCTCGCACGTTACCGAGCACGCCCAACGTGCAGAAATCGCCTTCTGCATCCTGCAATTCTGCGGTGATCAAACGCTTTTCCGGCATTGCGTCGAGCGCTGCCGCGAGATCGCGGAGCATGGCTTGGCCGCGCTTGCCACGAATCGCATTGCGCACTGCTGTACGCCACAGTTCGACGTTCTCACAATCGTCGCTATATCCACTTCTGCTCATTGGTCGGCTCCATTGAGAAGGTCGCGGGCAAACTTGACGACTTCGCGCGGCGGCGGCGCCGTATCTGCGTCGAGCGTTTGCGAGGCGATGAGTAGGATCTGCTCGTCCGTCAGGCTCGCCACCCTCGCAGCGGGCGCGGTAGACTCGAACTCAGCCATCAGCGCTTTCCGCAGAGCCATGCGGCTATCTGCGGTCGGCTTCTCGTGATAGTCGTCGACCAATGCGAGGATTCGCTTCGAACGTGCAATCGCGTCGCCCGATCCCGCGCCGGCAGGTGCATCGGCCTGCGCTTTCCCGCAGTACCGGCACTGCATTTCGCCGTGACGGCCTTCCGGTGCGTAGCTGCACGATGCGCCGCTGGCCACGCATTCGTCCGGGATAGTGCGCGATGCGTCGGCCTGCGCGGGTTGCGGGGCGTCGGCAAGCAACTTGTCGTATATCGGGCGCACCTCGGCGTATGTCGGCCAGCCGCGAGCGGCATCGCACAGCACGTCGAGCAGAGATTCCGGGGCATCGATCGGCATGAGCTTCCACCCGGCCGGAATTGTCACCGCCTCCGCAGCGGGCGATGCTGCCGCGCGGGCTTCGTCCAGCGCCTCAACCGTAACGCGGACGCGCTTTCCTTCGTTCTGGTTGAGGTCAAGCACCTTGGAGCTGATCAGGACGTCCGGACCGTTGCCGAAATGTGCGGCTCGGTTCGTTTTCCACTCGTCCCACTCTACGCGGCGGGAGAAAATGTGACCGCCGCCGGGAGGACAGCAAACGCAAACCTGCTTTTCGGCCTCACTGCGCATGAATCGCACGATGCCCTCGATCGAATAGGCCTCCCGCTCGTCGGCCGGCGCTAGTGCCGCCGTAGCGGGGGCAGCATCAAGATCGACGACGGCGACAAGTTCACGTCGCACGCGAACAGGAGCGCCACCTTCAACCCAAGACCCTTCATCGTGGTCGTAACGCTCGGCCCGGAAGTAGCCGTCATCGTCAGGCGAGGCAATCGTGTAGCTGTCGAACGGGCCACCGTATGTCGGAACATAGCCAAGTTCGGGATGTGCAATCCACATGAAGAACGGCTTCCCGGTCACGGGACATTCATCCGGGCACCAACGGTCTTTCTTGGCGTCCGTCGCCCCTTCCGCACCTGTCTCATTGGCAGAGGTGGCGCGGCCCTTCAGTTCGGCGATGGCGTCGAGGATCGGCGCCGCACCGCCGTCGTCCGGATCGAGGCCGAGCGCTTCGTTGATGAGCCCGAGATCGTGGCAGGCTGCATGGAACATGCGCGTCATTCTCGCCAGTTCGGTGACGACTGCCGGCGCTGCTGCGGGCTGCTCGACAGGGGACGCGGCGAGGGCCGGCACGATTGCGCGGTCGATCAGGTCGTCGACGTTGCGCGAATCGCAGTAGTCGAAGGCGCGAAGGATGCGGCCCTCCGGAGCGCGGATGCCTTCGTCGGAATCCAGCTTGCCGAAGTATTCGGAAAGCGATTCGCCCAGCGCTTGCCGCTGGTCGTCCGTCAGCGCATCAGCGCGGCTCTGTTGTTGGTCGTTCATGGTTCACCTCACGCGTGGGTTGCGTACACCGCATACGGGCCGTCTTCGCTGTCGCCAACTTCGAGCAGCCACCAGCCGGGCTCCGGCGACACGTCCCACTCGGTGATGTCGAGGTTCCCGTTGTCGAAATACGAGACGTATGTCGGGTGATCGATGTTCTCGCCCTCGAGGTGGTATATCTTCGTCTTGATGCCAGCCTTCGATTCGAGCGTGGCCCATTGTTCCTTCGTGCAGTGCTCGGCTCCGTTCATCGTGACCGTCCAGAAATGGAGCAGGTCGGGGTGGATGAAATAGCCGTTCTCGTCGCGCACGACGGGGATCTGCTGGAGAATCGGTTGGTCGTTCATGGTGGTGTCCTCAGGTGGTCAGGATTTCGTCTGCGGCGAGGATGAATTGCGTCGCCGCTTCGGCGTTGATCGCGTTGCCGTAGGCGCGCAGTCGTCCCACTCGCGAGGGAGCCCCATCAGCCAGCGGGAATGTGCCGGGTTCAACTGGCCGCCACTTTCCATCCCGGCAGAGGAGCCAATCAGCAGCTCGCCAGAAGCCGTTAGTCGGGCCGGCATTGGGTTTTCCTTCAACAGCGCGACCGCGTGATTCAGCGTGAGATTCGTCGTGGTGAAGTGTGTGGAGGGTTTGCGTAGCGCGTCCGTCGCCGTTGGCATGGGCCATCCCGAAAGCCAGTGATGCGCCGCCGCATCGAGTCGCATTCCCTTCTTGCCACCTCCGCGCTCCGAGTACGGCTTCGACGGTGCGCCCTTGAAATCCGTCGACGTTGGCGTCGGCCAGCCGGCCATTTGCGCGACCAGCCCAAGATCCGTCAGGCTCACTCCCATCGCTGACCCGCGTGTAATCGAACGCCGTTTTCGCTCTAGGAATTGCTCGGGCGTTCCGCCGGCCTCGCTGGCGGTCGGCGTAGGCCATCCAGAAAGCTCGATCGCGGATTCCCGGCGTGCCGACGCCCGCAGCCGGAAACGGCTCACACCCGAAGGCGTAGTCCAGCGTTTCCACGTCAGCGTGTACAAGGTCGATCCAAGGGGCGACAGCTGAGCTCGCAACCTGTTCTCCAAAGACGACTGGAGGGCGGCGCTCGCCGATGAGCCAGTACCACGCAGGCCATAGGTGCCGCTCGTCCTCAAACCCAAGTCCCTTGCCTGCCGCGGAGAAAGGTTGGCACGGACAGGAACCAGTCCAAACAGGTCGGTCATCGGGCCATCCGGCGCGCCGAAGGGCATACGACCAGACGCCGATTCCGGCGAAGAAATGACACTGGTCGTATCCTCGGAGGTCGTCAGGTCGAACATCCTCAATGCTCCTTTCGTCGACGTCGCCGGGTGCGATATGTCCGGCGGCGATCAGGTTGCGCAGCCACTGCGCGGCGTATGGGGCGTGCTCGTTGTAGTACGCAGGCACGTCGCTTCCTCTACAGATAAAGCCTCAATGGCGGGTGCTCGGCTCGCATAAGGCAGCGTGCCGAGGGAAGGTTTTCGTGAGATCGCGATCGACGGCTTTGACGAGCGAGCGCAGCATGTTCGCGGGCTGGTTGCGGAAGAGATCAATCGCTTTCATTGCGCCGTCACCTGTGCTGCAGAACCTGAAACGTCCAGTCCGAGAACCCAGCGGAGAGCGGCTGCGCGCTCCCCGTTGCTCGAGGCGAGTTCTTTCGAAATTTGTGTGCGCGTACGCATGCGCGGTGTCTCGCCTTCCATCACTGCGCGCTGCGCGCGTGCGCGGGCGTGCCCGGTCTTTCCTGCGCTGGCCGCGACGATTTCGCGAACCTTGGTGCGCTGCTCATCGGGGGAGGCTTTGGCGAGCTTCCGGGCGTCCGTCACTTTGACCTGACCGCGTTCGACGGCCTTTTGCACGTCTTCGCAGCAATCCAGAAGCGCGAGCGTTGCGCGCACGGTTCTCGGGTCGCAGCCGAACAGGATCCCGATTTCTTCTTCGCTGCGGCCCATTTGGAGCTGACGGGCCATCTTCGCGGCTGTCGTGAGCGGTGTTTCCTGCTGGCGGATCGCGTTTTCGCTCGCCATGGCTGCTGACAGATCCAGCGCGCGCCGGCCGATAGTCACCTTTCGAACGTTCGCCGGAATGTAGACGGGCGGCCGCCCCTGTTCGCGGAGGCGTCGATTTGCCTCGCGCGTTGCCTTCACGCGTTGGCGTCCCGTCACCACCTCGATCTCGCCCGTTTCCGGGTTCTTGCTGACCTCGATGGCCTGCAGTACGCCCTGGAACATGATGTTCCGCACCATGTTTTCATCGACGGGCCAGTTGACGCGCTCGTCGAACAGTGGGTGCGTCGGATCGGTGACGAGCTTCAAGTCGTCGGGGTCGAACGATAACGTGTTCGTCTTTCCCTTCGCCCCATAGACGTCTATCGAATTCTTTGCCATTTAAGTGTCCTAAATGTGTGGTATCGATGCGATCAATCGATAGATCGCCGTTTCAGGCAGCTTCGGCGCTAAGCCAGGTGAAGCGCCGTAATAACTGCGCGGTGAAGTAGGTCATGTTCGATTCCTCCCTGAATCGTTGTTATCTGCTACGGGATGAAAGATACCAGCATGGTATCTGATATGCAACTGCTAAAAGCGCGCGATCATGCACAGATCCCGAAACCGCTGGATCTCGGCGTCGTATCCGCGCAGCAGCGCGCCGAACGATGACTGCTCAGGTATCGCTTTTCGCTCGATCGACGCGCGTAACTCGTCGCCCGCGAGCACCGAGAAGCGCACGCGCGAGCCGCTTGCATCGCGCCAGACGAGCCCTTTGTTGACGAGCGCGTTCAACGTGTCGCGCACTGCGGTGCGCGGCCGGTCTTGCAGCAGGTCGCAGACTTCGTCCTGCGTGTACCTGCGGCCGGGCAGCATTGCGTCGATGAGATCCTGCGGCAACACTGTCTCGGGCTGGCGCGAGCGGCTGACGGGGATGTTCCTCATGTGGTCTCCCAAAGCAGTTTCTGGCCGCGAAGGGCGGCGTCAGTGTCAATGCGTGGGCGCGACGGCGTATTCCAGTTGCCGCCGCCGCGCTCGCCGATCAATTTCCAGCCGGCGGCGCGCATGCTTGCGCCGCCTTCGGATGGCAGGGTGTAGGTGATGAGGCGCCGGTAGCCGAGCGCCTTCGCTGCGCGCCATGCTGCGCCGTAGAGCATTGAGCAGGCGTTGCGTGTGCCATCGGTGCAACAGCGGTTGACCTCCAGCGTCCACCCGTCATCGTTTCCACGCGCGACGGGGCGGCCCACGATCGCGATGCCGTGGATCGCCTCGGTATCAGCTGCAGCGATGCTGAATTTGTGGCCGACGACAGGCTTGTGGTGCCGGTGATGCTGCGCAACGAACGCGTTCGCTTCGTCAAGGCTGATGGGCACGATCTTGAGGCTCACGCTGCCGCCTTGTTGAGTCGCCGAGCCTCGGCGCGGTAGAACGCCTTCATCTCTTGAAGCTGCGGAATGGTGAGCTTGTTCGGGACGTGCGGACCCTCCAGCCACTCGACGCGCTCGAGCCCGATCTTCTTGATGAGGTTGGCGCGGTAGGGGATGAGGTTCCCGGATAAGTGGGTGTTGCAGGGCGCGCATTGCAGGTGCACGTTGTCCGGCTCGAATCGCAGCGCCGGCTCCGATCCGACCGATCGGTAATGCCCCGCGTGCCACTGGCCCTGATGGAAGCGCCCGCACGAGATACATGCGTGCCCGGCGTCCCGCGCGCGGATCCATGCGTTGAACGCTGCCTGCAGTTCGCGCAGGTGCGTGCCGCGCGTCTTTGCCTTCTCCAGCTTCTCGCGCAACGATTTGCGCTCGTCGCGCTGCGCGCGGGCGGCCTTCTGGTCGGCGAGTTTCTTGGCATGCGATACGGCACAGAGGGGCCCGCAAACCTTCTGCATCGAGCGCGCGGGCGTGAAAACGCCTCGGCACTGCGGGCACTTCTTCGGCTTCAGAGCTCGATTCATGCAGCGAACTCCTTCGCCATTTCCTCGTACCCGTGCGCGGCCGTCTCAGACCAGCGGACGTTGTTCTCGGCGCCGAACGCGAATAACCATTCGATGAAAGCGCTGGCCTCGGCCTTCCGGAAGCTGCGCGTTTGCACGCCGAGCTGCACGATGCCGGTTCCGTCAATGCTCGGGACGACCGATCCGCTGTTGTGAAGCGGCGTGCCGGCGGCCTTCATGTCGCGCACGAACTGGTCGACCAGAAGGCGCTTCATGTCCTCGCGATCCCAGCGGCGGCCGAGTAACTGCACTTGGCCGGCGATGTCGCCGATCATCGCGTGATAGCGCGCCTCTTGGTCGCGCGACTTCGGCGGCGGTTTGATCTCAACGATGAAGCCGTCGGGGGCTTGGATGCATGCGCGGCTCGCTAACTGGCGCGCAGTCGAGTGGACGAGTCGGTAGGATTGCTTTTCGCTCATGCGGCGATCTCCGGGTCTTCTTCTGCGGCGCCGTCATAGCAGCCGCAGCTTTGATCGATTGGGCTTTCGGGGAAGAGCTTCGTCTGCGCCTCATCCGCGGCAAGCAGGTCGCCCCACGCGAACCGGCGCCCCAGTCCTTGGACGGTTGTCAGTTCGGCATTGCTTTCCAACGCAACGGCGCGCGCGGCGAGATCCGGGTACATCCGCTTGAGTTGGATGATTTCGCTCTTGCGCGACGACGGGCAAAAGAAGCACGAGGACTTCCCCGGCAGCGGAAGGCCGGCGCCTAGGATGCATGCGATGCACTCGTCGCGGCCCCATGCCCATTCGACGAGCGGGTACTGGTAGACGTACTTCGCATCCTCGGGGATCTTCGCGCGGTGCGATTCGTCCGCGTCGTACCCGATCAGCTTGACGACCTTGCGACCGGCTTCCCACTCGTCGCGCGCTGGCTGCCAGTTGTTGCAGTACTTGTCCTGAGGATCCGTCTTGAACTTGATCGAGCACGACTTGAACCCGTATGCGATAGACGGGAGCATGTTGTTTTCGAGGCAGTTTTCTTCGAGCGTGTGAATCTCGCCGGTCGCGCGCACCTTGCGAACAGTGACGATCGCTGGATAACCTTGCGACACCAGCCAGGCCGAGAACATTTCGACGTAGCGATATGTGTGCGGCTTTTCGCCGCCGGTATCGGCGAACAGGATCAGGTCGATCGGCATGCGTCGGCGCACCATCTCGATCAACATCGCCGTCGAATCGGTGCCGCCTCCGTATGCGACGACTATCAGCCGGCGAATAGGTGTCGGCTCGGATAACGCGCGTGTCGTCATGCCGACTCCAGCAGGAGACCAGGTTGTCGGAGGCGTTCGCGCTGAAGTGGGCGATACTCAGGGTTGAGTTCGCATCCGATGAAGGCTCTGCCGAGCCGCTGCGCGACCTGGCCCGTCGTGCCACTGCCGAAGAACGGATCGAACACGACGTCGCCCGGCCGGCTTCCGGCGAGCACACAGGGTTCGACCAGCGCTTCGGGGAAGGTCGCGAAGTGGGCGGCTGCGTAGGGTTGCGTGGCGACGGTCCAGACGGAGCGGCGCATGCGACGGCCGTCGCCGGCATCGTCGCGGTATTCCGCATCGCCCCGGCCGTCACGATGAAACGAGCCGTGTGCGCCGGTGCCGGTGTCCCAGCCACCCGGAACCTTCACGCGGCGATTGCCGGTGACCTTGCGTTGACCCAGCTGGGCGTTATCGATGTCTCCGCCGACATAGCAACCGCCGCGAAACGTTGCAGCATCTTCGTTGCTGGCGCGCGGCTCGCGCATTGCATCCGTGTCGAAGTAGTAGCGCTCGCTCTTGCTCAGCAGGAACAAGTATTCGTGCGCCTTCGTGCAGCGGTCGCGCACGCTCTCCGGCATCGGGTTCGGCTTGTGCCAGATGATGTCCTGCCGGAGATACCAGCCGGCGCCCTGCAGCGCGAACGCGAGGCGCCACGGCTGGCCGACGAGATCCTTCGGCTTCAGCCCTTCGACGCGCACGTCGGAGCGCGGTACCGGCGCGTCATCGCGACGGCGGCTCGCCGTCATCGCGCGCGCCTCGATGGCCGCCGGCGATGGGCCCCAAGGCGCGCCGCGCGAACCCGCGTAGCTGTCGCCCATGTTAAGCCAGAGCGTGACGTCGTCCGCGAGCAGCTCGCGCGCGAGCTCGAACACGCCGACCAGCGTGTCGATGAACTCGCGCAGGGTCGGCTCCTGACCGATCTCGCGGTGCTTGTCCGGGTGCCCTTCGGGCAGGTACGAGCGCAGGCCCCAATATGGCGGTGAGGTAATGATCATCTGCACGCGCACGCTGTCGGCGATCATCGCGCGCATGAGATCCCTCGTATCTCCTAAGTGAGACTGATTTTTCCAATCTGTCATGCTGCCTTTCCCGATTTGATATAGGCCCACAGTTCTTTCTTCGCACGCTCGGCAGCTTCGTCGCCGGCGGCCTTCCGCACGCGCTCCACGATCTCGCTCGCCGCACCGTACTGGCCGCGTCGTCCGTCGCGCACTGCGGCCTTGAAGCTGCGCAAGCACTCGGCGGCCGTCAGCACCACACGATCTCCGCGAAGCTGACGACGCGCCGCTGGAACCATGCGCCACCGTCGACGCAGCCGTACTCCACGTAATCGGTTAAGTGCGGGATGAGAGCGGTGCGCATGGCGGGTCCGGTTAAACGGCCGACTGGTACGGCAGTCCGAATGCCCTCAGCAGATACGGGTCGGTTTCGGGCTGCCGCGCGTACCAGGCGCGATAGTCATAGGGGACGTCGGCGATCGCGCGGCCGGCATACTTGCCGAACGACATGTGCGTCGGGATCCGCGCGCGCTCGGAGAACTCGTAGACGTCCTCCCACGTGCGCAGGTCTTCGCCGCAGTGCTCGAGGATGGCGTACAGGATGCGTGCGCACAGGTAGCAGTCGGCGAGCGCGTTGTGCGCGTCGCGCAGCTCGAGGCGCACGGCTTCGAGGTTGGTGCCGAGCATGTAGCTCAGCGCGCCGAGCGTGTGCGACTCGGCATCCGGCCAGACGCGCCGAGCCATCGCGAGGGTGCAGATCCGCTTGACGTTGAGCGATCCGGCGACTTCCCAGTCGAAATCGACCTTGTGGCCGATCATGTACCGAATGTCGGTCGGCAGCCGGAATTCGCTGTTCGGCGGACAGTCGACGAGGTCGGACGGCAGGATGTGATGCACGGCCATCGCTCCGAAGCTGATCGCCTTCGTCGGGCGGTAGCGCTGCAGGAACACGTCGAGCGGCGCGGTGTCGGCGAGGTCGTCGCTCATGCGGAGCAGGGCGGCTTCGATCAGTTGCGGCTCGTCCGCGCTGGTCGTCTCGGTGTCGAAGATGTACGCGGTCATTTACTTGATCTCCAGGCGGGTCTTCTGCTCGAGGTGCGCGCCCGGCACGATCTCGCCGTTTTTGAGCGCTTCCTTGATCTTGGTCTTGTCGAGTCTCGGCGCCGGCGGCTCCGGGATCGTCAGGAAGGAGGGCGGCACGTCCGATTCGTTGTCGATCACGACGGACGCCGGGTTCTTGCGGATCGAGAGCACGAAGTACGGTGAATCGATCCTCTGGATCTTCGCGTGCTCCATGTTCGCGAGCAGGTAGCCCTTCACGTGCTCGCTCTTCTTGCGGATCGCGGCCGCGCGGTCTGCCATGATCGCCATCTGTGCTTCGATCGCGCCGGCGCTCGCTTCGAGATTGCGAGCGAACATCGCGACGTTGATCGACTTCGTCTCGATGTCGCCGCTGATCGACTCCAACGTGTCATTGAACGTCTGTTCGTCGAGGCCCATTTGCTCGAGCTGGTCGAGCTGCTGCCGGTATTCGCCGGCGATTTCGAAAAGGCTGAGGCTCATGAAAAGTCCCTTGAAAGTAGTTCAGTAACTATGAAGGTATCTGTCGTGAAGAAAATTTTTTACGCCTGATGCCGCGCCACTCGAAGCCACCGATGCGCGGTGCCTCGTAGCTCGGAGACTCGCGCGCAGCGAATGCTTCGTCGACCGTCGGCGGCGTGCATGCCCAGTGCTTTCCGGTCCAGTACGCGAACCATCGAACGAGCTGCTTTCCGTTCGGCTTGCGCCGCACTTCGTACACGCCGATGTGCAGCGGGGTGATGCTCCTGTCGAACCAGTGCGTGAGCTGCATGGTGGTCTCCTGGCGGTTCAGTTCGCTGCGGTCAGATCGCCGACCAAGCTGCGCGCGCGTACGCCGGCGCGAATGGGATGTCGTCGTCATAGAAGTCGCCGCCGGCCGGCGCACTCTGGCGGCTCTGCGCTCCGCTGCCTGCGCCACCGCGTGCCGCGTTGCCGGCTCGGCCGCCGCTACGTTGGCCGGCACTGCTGCCGCCGCCGTATCCACCTTCGTCGGAGCCGCTCGAGCCGCTGCGGCCGCCGAGCATCTGCATCTGATCCGCGACGATCTCGGTCGAGTAGCGATCTTGGCCGGCCTGGTCCTGCCACTTGCGCGTGCGGATGCGACCTTCGATGTAGACCGACGAACCCTTCTTCAGGTACTCGCTGACGATCGCCGCAAGACGCCCGAAGAAGTTGACGCGGTGCCATTCGGTCACTTCTTTGAGCTCGCCGGTCGCCTTGTCCTTGTAGCGGTCGGTCGTCGCGAGGCGGATGTTCGCCACGGCGTCGCCGCTCGGCAGATAGCGAACCTCGGGATCGGCGCCGAGGTTGCCGACGAGGATGACTTTGTTCACGGATGCCATCGCTTATGCTCCTGCTGTTTCTTTCGAATTCGATTCGGTTGTCGCTTGTCGCTGGGCTTCTTTTTTCGCGCGCGCCGCATCGCGTGCAGCCTTGAAGTCGGCGATGGCTTGGGTCGCCTCGCCGATTCGGCTGCGCGGAAGGTCGGCGACGCTGGCGATCTCGAACTTCTCGCAGAATCGGTTCGGGGCCAGCCCGGAATCGGCTATAGCGTTCAACAGGTCGTCACGCTCGGCGACCGACACGCACTGCGGCCGATCAGCGCCGGATTCGAGCCACTTCAACAGTTCAGCGCCAGTTGCCGTTTCGACCTTGAAATAGCGTCCATCGAACAGGCTCGTGCGGTCCTTGCTCGCGCTCGCGATGTGATTCATGTCGATGTCGAGCATGATCGTGAACTCGTATTCCATGCCGTCGCGCTGAACTGGCGCCAGCCCGACCTTCTTCGGCGTCTGCTTGCCCTTTTCATTCGTTTCGAGCACATATTCCTGCTTCGAGCGCATGGTGGCGATCACATGGCACGGGCTCTTGAGCATTGCTTCGACGAGCGAATTGTGCTCGGGCGTGATGGTGCGCCACGCGGCGAACCCGTTCGCTTTGCCGCCATCCGAGATTCGGTCTTTCTTTTCAAGAAGACCGCCGTCGCCAGCCCATGCATGCGACAGGCTGTCGATGATGATGGTCGAGTAGCCAGCAGCTTCGAATGCTGCGATGGCCTGCATGTACTTCGGCACGGTGTACGGCGCACGGATCTCGATGACGTCGTAGTCGCCGAGGTGCGCATACAGATCGGCAGAGCCGTGCTCCGTGTCGATGATGCCGACCTTACCGCCGAGGCCGAAGGCCAAGAGCAGTGCGGAATACGTCTTGCCCGCACCGCTCGGAGCGGCGATCCCGAGCCTCAGCTTTGCTTTCCTCCGTTGCGCTTTGCGGATTTCCATGATGCTTCTCCTGTTCCTGAATCTCGTACTGCCGTTGCTCTTCCTGCTCGATCTGCTGCTGCCATTCGGTGCCGTCGTCGTTCATGGGAGCGCTCCAAGGTTGTGCGCTGCTGCCCATGCGCCATATCCAAGGCACACGGCCAGCGCTGCCGCCCATTCAAGTGCGGTTCTCATGTGCGATGCCGTCGATCTCGGCGCGCAGCACGCGCGCACGGTTGACGAGAAGCCCGAGCCAGCCGTCGGCGGCCGCGTCTGGGTGGAGCGCCGTGAAGCGATCCCACTCGTCGCTCAGGTCGCGCAGCAGCACGTATGCATCCGCGAACTTCTCCGCGATGCGCGTTTGGCGCAGCAGCTCGGAGAGCGTGATGTAATCGGCCACATGCTCTTGCCCGGCCTGAATCAGTTCGCGGAGCATCACCTGGGCTGGGATCTGCTTCACTTCATGATGATTAACCGTCATGGTATCCGTAATGTGCAAATTTTTTTCCGCGGCTGGACGTTGCCGCGGATGGAACACGGTTACGGGGCGTAATAACGCGAGAGGGCGTGCTGCGTGAACTGCGTTCATGGCTGATTCCTTCCGTTCGTTGTGGTTTGTGCTGCAGTGATTTAAGGATACCAATAAGGTATCGTATGTGCAAGGGCCGATACCAAGTTTTTTGCGCGCGCGGCTACAGCCGCATCCAGGTCTGATAGTCGGCTTCGCTGAGGCGCTCGTCGTTCAGCGTCGGAGTGGGCGGCGGCTTGTGCTCGTCGCAGTAGTCGCGGACACCGTGGTTCCAGTGCGCTTTGACGCGCGGGCCCGTCTTGCGGCACTCGCAGCAGTAGCGCCAGCCGCCGCGCTCGACCATCTCCTTCGTGATTCGCTTCATGCTCGCTCCCGTTGCTTGCGGGCCGGCCGGCGGCCGCCGACGTTGCAGATGAATGCCGCGAACGCGACCGCAGCGAGTAGGGCGCATGCGAGCCGCACGTCAGGCGTCGGAAGGCCCGGCGCTGCGGCGGCTAAGGCGGCGCATACTGCGCCGGCGGCGATCGCTTTCATGCTGCCACCTCCGGCGCGGACGGCAGCGGCATCCAGTGCGTGACGGCGTCGCTGATGTCCTGCGGGCCGTCGTACCAGCCATCGCTATACGTGAATGCCTGAGGCATTGTCGTGAACGCGTCGAACTCGACCTGCAGCGGCGTGTCGCTCATGAGATTCCAGTCGTTGCCGGGTGCGAGCATCACGAGATACCAGCCGGGTTCTGCGGGCAGGCCGCTGGCGATTGGCGTCCACGGCAGCTCGACGGGCGCGCGCGTGTTCCAGCATTGCTCGTTACGGCTCCAAATGCCGCAGCTTTTGCATCCGACCAGGCCGGTGTGCCATCTCGATTCGCCACCGCAGAACGGGCAGGGCTTCAGTGCTTCGTTCATCAGTGGCTCCTCAGTATGGCGTGCGCTTCGTCGACGCGCCCGTAGCGCACCAGGCGCTCGAGCTGCAGGCGGTCGGCGAACGGCATCGTCCGCCACAGGCAGCACTCGATTGCGCTCTCATGATTGCCGTGGTCCGTGTTGCAGACTGGGCAACGGTTGAACTCCAGCGGCGACGCTTCGGCGCCGGCATGGCCGCGTTCGCAGTCCTGCGCCTTCTCGATCGTGTCGTGCTGCTTGTCACATGTCGGGCAGACATAAACCGTGTCCGCAGGGCAACACAACTGCGCGGTGTGCTCTGCCTCGTAGTGCGTGCCGCATTCGTGGCACTTGTAGCGGCGGAAGCGCTTCATCAGTTCCCGCTCGCGCTGGCGCTCCTCGTCGGTCTTCCGGCGGCGGACTGCGGCCTGCAGAGGCGTTCCGACGTCTGGTGTCGGCTGCTCCATGTCAGTCCTCGTACATAGACAGATCGAAGTCGTATGCGGTCGTGTCGGGCTCGATCTTGATCTTCGTTCCACTCACGAACATGCGGTACAGGTTCCGCTCGAAGCCCTTGGCCGGCCGAATGAAAAGCTCCTTGTTGACATCCTCGTCGGCGATTCGCAGGGAGTAAATCTCGCCCGCATCGTTGATGCCAATTCGGAAGCTGCACCGGTACTCGTCTGTTCCAGAGTCCTTGTCCATCGCAATATGCCAGTAGCCATAACCGGTTTGCGTGACGTGCAGCGAGATCGAATGGTCAACGTCACCGCCATACGCGCGGTCTTTCACGTGCACCTTGAAGTCGGCGACGATCTGCTCGAGCGTCATTTCTTGGGGGGCGTCTGCCAGCAGTGCGGTCATGTGTGCTTCGATCTTCTTCGCGACGTCGCCCTGCAATTGCGCATCGACCGCTCGTGCGATGACCTTTTCGATGAAGTGACCATAGGTCGGGAGGTCCATGCGGTCTAAGTCGATCTGCATGGCGGCATTTACCTTCTCGGTGAGTTGCTTCCCGAAATCGCCGTACGACTTCAGTTGATCCTTGAGGATGCTGGTGATGGTCGCTTCGAGATTCGCTTCGATCGCTTTCTCGATCGCGCCGGACTCGACGACGTTCGCGAACGCGGTTTCAACGGCTTGTGACAGGTCGGGAAGAGACATAGCGGTTCCTTTCGTGGTGATCTGATTGATCGAGGGGGGAGGCGATTACGCTGCAGCAGGTTGAAGTTCCCGCTGTGCTTGTGCAGGGCGAGCGAGGGCGACGGCCTTGCGCGCCTTGCCGAAGGCGATCGACACAGCCTCCTTGTCGTCGCGCTGCACTCCGTCGACGAACATTTCGAGCGCTTCAAGCATCGCCGGCGCGGCATTGCGCACGGCGGTGTCGGCGGCCTCGCGCGCCCGGCGTTCGGCCTCTTCGAGTTGAGCCTGAGCACGACGAACGGCCGCCGCGGCTTCCTCTTGCTTGCGGCGTTCGGCTGCCGCGGCTTCTTCCTCCGCGCGGCGACGTGCTGCTGCCGCCTCTTCCTCCGCGCGCTGGCGGGCTGCCGCTTCGTCGGCGATGCGCTTCCGCTCGGCTTCGAGCGCGGCCTGCTGGCGGGCGATTTCGGCCTTCTGCTCATCGATCTTCCGCTGCTCGGCCTCGCGCTCGGCGCGCGCCTGCGCTTCCTCGGCCTCTCGGCGTTCGCGATCGACGCGTTCCTGCTCGGCGCGCGCGGCGGCCGCCTGGCGCTCGCGTTCCTCCTGCTCGGCGCGTTGCCGCGCCAGTTCCTCGCGCTCGGCCGCGACTCGTGCTGCTTCGACCGCGCGCTCGACTGCGGCGGCGTGCATCGCCGTCAGCTTGGCGACGACCTCGGCGCGCGCGGAGTGCGCAGCGTCGATGAACTCAGCGAACACGTCGGCCGTTACCTCGAATGCTTCCAGATCCTCGAGCGCGGCCGCGATCTTTTCGGCAGGCGCTTCCCAGAGGTTGAGCGGCACGGCGCGCAATTCGTCGATCTTGGCGCGGATGCCGTCCTTCCGGCGCTGCTCGGCTTGCGCCTTCTCGCGCCGCTCGGCCTCGACCTTCGCGTCCCATTCGTCGCGTAGCTTCTGCAGGCGCTGTTCCTCGGGCTCGATCAGCGCGACGAGACGGTCTTCCTCGGTGATGATCGCCTTCGAGAACTTCGTCGCGTCGTCGCGCGCGTCCTTGCCGGCCTTCCGGATGTCCGTGCGGCGCGTCTTGAGCGTCATGTACGCGGTGTGGCACTGCGCGCGGCCGTCCGCGTTCTTGATCTCGGTGATGTCGGCAGTCTTCTGAACCAGCGCGACCAGCGCCGGCTCGTGATCGGCCGTGTGGAGCGCTTTCTTTGCCCGGTCGGGCAGGGTGATTACCGTTGTCATGGCTTCCTTCCTTCGGTTGTTATCGGATGCCGCGAGGTATCAAAGTAGCTGTCATGGTATCCGTCGCGGACGTGAAAAATCACGCGGCAAGGCAGGCGCGCAGCTCCTTCGCGCGCGCGTCACGCTGCTGCGCAGACCGAACGAGTTCCGTCGTGCGTATCCTTGCCTTGAGTGCGCCGAGCTGGTCGCCCCGCTCTTTCGCCTCACGCGCGATCCGGCGATTGCATGCGGCGAGCTGGCGGTAATGCATCGCTTCGGCGCGCATGCGTGCGATTTCGGCTCTCGTGTCCATGTCGATCATGTTCGTACTACTGACGGCCATCGTCAGGCAGCGCCACACGCTGCGACCTACCCGCGATGCTCTGCGGGTGGCGGAAGGTTTCGGCCTTGGGTCAGTGATTGCCCGCAGGGCGGGCGCGGTTGGTCAGGCGGCTCCGAGGCTCGCGACAAATTCGTTCCGAAGCGCTTCATCGCGGAGCTTGTTGCGCACGAATTGCGCGACGAAGTTCTGATAGCCGGGCTGATCCTCGGTCATGCCGCGAAGCTTCATGAGCGTCTGGAACTCCTCGTTGTTTTCGGCGAGGATGTCCATCACCTGCTCGCGATCCGCGATTTCCTTGTCCGTGTAGCCTTTGCGTTTGCTCATCGTCGTTCTCCTGTAGCGGGCGGGGTTGGTCAGGCAGCTTCGTATTTGGCGATCAGCGCCAGCGCTTGCCGCGCTACAGCTTCCCGTCCCGCAAGCTTCGCGACGAGCAGCACCGTGCGCGCTTGCTCTGCGTTGGTGACGGTGTAGCCCATGAGCGTGTATGCGTTTTGCATCGTCGTTCCCCTTCGTGCTGCGTTAATCGGATACTTCATTGGATTGCAAGATACCAATAAAGTATCCGATATGCAAGTGCGAAAACGCACTTATTTTTCGGCCTCCCGTCCGATCCAGCCGCGGCGCTCGAATGCCGGTCGCAGTTTCGCGTGCGTGGCCTCGCGTAGTGCGGCAATTGCAGGAACAATTTGCGCGTCGGCTCGGCATGCCGTTGACCTATTTACGCCACATTGAATCGCGACCTGCTGTTGGCTCGGGCAGTAGTCCTCTCCGAATATGAACTCGCGCATCAGTAGCATCCGCACGAGGGCCCGGTTGCGATTGACGTGCTCGAACTGCGGAAGCAAGCGATCAATGGCCGCGGGCCGCTCGCCGCGCTCGCCGCCGTAGCTGGCATCCAGCACCGCGCGCTGATCGAGTGACAGGTGCGATTCGACGACGTCGAGGATGAATTGCGCCTGCGCTTTCTTCTCGTGGATGGTCAGCAGCAGAGCCGAGCCATCCGGGCCCGTGTATTCGCCGATCTGGCCGATCTTCACTCCGGGACGCGCGCGCCAGGTGTACGCGAAGGCGAGGGCGGCATCCATCGAGCGGAACATCGGCACGCGCGCGGCGTCTGCGTCCTCGCGCGCAGCGCTGCGCAGTGTGAGCCTGCCGAGCGGGCTTTCATGCACAACCTTCGTTTCCGTATGCATTCAAATTCCTTGTCAGTGGACGGCGGGGGTAAGCAGGTCGGGGGTGGCTTGAACGACTTTCACGGTCTTTCCGGTATGCGGGCAACGCCGCGTGCCAGGCTCGAATACGAGGCCCTCGTCGCGCAGCTCGGCGATGCGCGCGCAGACCGACGAGAGGCGGATGCCTGTCAGGTTGGCGATGTCGAGCCGCGATAACGCGGTGGCCGGGATCGTGCGGAGCAGGGCGAGGATCTTCGCCTGCTGGTTGGCGACAGTGCCGTCGTCGCGAACCGACACGTAGGCTAAGAAGCTGGTGGTGGATGCGTTATACATGCGCGGCCCCTTACAGCGGTTTGCGGTTGCCCGCGATGTAGCGCTTCATCACTCCAAGTAGACTGCGGTGACCGCTGACGTAGTAGGGCAGTTCGTACCCGTTCGTTCGATCGTTGAATCGGTAGCGCTTCGCGCCGACGATGTTGACCACGCCGAGCTTATGCTGGCCGGCGAAGTCGCGGCATTGCTGTGACCACGCGGCGGGCGAGTCATTCATGCAGCCTCCCGTTTGCGTTTGATGATCTCGGCGAGCTTGCGCCGGTCGATTTCGACGGCGCCGAGCTTCACGGCGCGCACGCGCATCGACATGCAGACGTCGTAGTGGCTATGCACCGTTCCGGGCTTCTGGTGGTGCCTGCGAGCGACGCCGATGCGTGCAGCCATAGCGTGAAGCTCCTCGTCGGTGTCGGCTACCATGTGACACATCTTCATGCGACCGTAGGCGGCGCGCATATCGTCGACGTAGACGGTCATGCACCCTCCCGAGGTTCGTATTTCGCGCGCTCTTCTGCCGTCCAATGGTGGGCGGCGCCGTGCGTTCGGGCCTCGGAGATCGGCACCCAGTCGTATAGTTGCCGTCCTCCGGTGCAGTCATAGCCGATGATGTTGCCTCGCATGTCGCGAGCCATCCTAAACACGCGGATCTGCTCGCCGTGCTTCTTCGTGGTGCGCCGGTCGCCGACGCGCGGTTTCTTACGCGCCGGGCCGTAGCGGACGTGGAGCCTCATGCTTTCCCTCCCGCGCGGGCATTGAGCGCGGCCAGTTCCTCGGCGGTCGGCTGCCATGCCGAGACCATAAACGGGCCGTTGTCGGTCTCGACGTCGACGATGGGCAGCGTGTCGCAGGCGCTCTTGCTTTGGTCCCAATCTGCCGGCGCGCCGAGGCGGCGCGTAGCGCCTTCGATTTCACGAATCAGCATGCTTGCACCCCCATTCGTACCATGTTGTTGATCGCCCCGATTACGAGAAGATCCGGCGCCGGCCACCAGCGCATCAGGCTCTTGTGCTTTGCGTCGAGCTCGTCGTCCGTCAGCTCGCGCACCTGCGCTGCCTTCCGCGCGTCGCGTCGTGGCGGCACGTTCTTTCCCTTGCCGACGACAAAGCGCGCGGCATTGGCGTTGCCCTTGCGGTCGATCGAATGCACCTCTTGCGTCTCGCCGGGAGTCGACGCCGCGCGCAGGTACTTGTTGACGGGTTTCAGGCTGATGTCGAGTGTGTCGGCGATCTCGCGCGCGGTGCGCGGCTGGCGATCGGCCATCAGGGCGCGGATCTGCTGGATGCGCCGCCCCTCGCGGCACCTGGTATGGATCGGTTTGGTCATGCTGGCTCCGAAGAGCCAGTCGCATCCTTGGGGGCGACGCGCCACGCGCGCACGCCGCCGTCGACCGAGCGCACGACGAAATTGCCGCCGTGATGTCGGCGGTGGTAATTCGCGCAATTGCTCAGTTCCTTGAGCAGGGCTGCTCCCTTGCCCGCGACAAAAAACGAGTCGCCGATCTCGAGCTTCGCGAACGGATACCGTGGCCGGCGCCCGCGCGCGGCACGCGGGATTGGCAGGCCCTTCTCGATCACGAACCCCGGCGCGGCTTCCGTAGCCGGTCGGGATGCTTGAGTCTGTAAAGTGGTTTTTGAGATACGCATTTAATGTCCTTTCCTAGTATTTGTTGTCAATTCTTCACACGAAATACTGTCCGATTCCGACAATGCACGAAACCTGGTATCGGATGCCATCAAAGTATCCGTTATGGGCGAGCATATGTCACGCAGTTTTTGTTCGTCGACGATGAGACTCCCAGTCGAAAACAAGCACCTTTGCTCCTCCTTCGCGCAATCGGTCAACTACCCGCACGGTCAGGTACTTCTCGATCCCGATCATGTCCTCGTTCGAGACGATAATCGTCGGCTTCCGGGCGTCGTATCGCCCGTTGAGGATCGCGAACAGGATCATTTGCTCATTGTCGCCGCCGCCCTGTACGCCAACCTCGTCGAGAATCAACAGATCCGGCTCGACAAGCCTCTGAATCGCCTGCCGCTCGGACATGCTTGATCCGGGCCGGTACGACTCGCGCACGAATTGGACGGCCTCATACGTGCGCGCGAAGAGTGGTAGGGCGCCGCGTCGCGCGATGGCCCGCGCAATAGACACGCTCAGGTGTGTTTTCCCGGTACCGTAGAGCCCGCACAGGATGAGGTTGCGCCCCGTGTTGCTCACCTCGCCCCATTGCTCCGCGTACTCGCGGCATGCGTCGAGGACTGCCTGCTGCGCCGGCGTCTCGGCCTGGTATGTCTCGAACGACGCAGACTCGAATCGTTTCGGGATCTGCGCGCCGTGCCAGCCGCTCATCAGATTTGCGCGCCGAGCATCGCGGCGCGCGCTGGCCTCGCTTTCTTGCGCGGCCAGCGCTTCGCGCTCACGCAGGCAGTCATAGCAGCCGGCCCAGCGCAGTACGCCGCTGAAGTTAGAGGCGATCTCGACGTATGGCCCATGCTTCGGGCACACGGAATCGCGGCGGGCAATGTTGGCCGCGCTGAGCAGCGACGCGACCGGCTGCGCGTCAGAACGTGCCGTCTGCATTGATTCCCCTTCGGTAATCCTTCGCTTGGAAGTCGGCCGCTGTCACGGGCTTCTGATACGTTGCCGAGCCGGTCGCGCGATGCAGGTCGTTCCACACCTTCTGGAGATCGCGGACGAGGATCGTGATGTCGTGCTGGCATTCGGCATAGAACCCGCCGAGCTTGAGGTAGTGCGCAACGACGCTCGGCGCGCGGTCGGCGCCGACCTGGGAGGCGATGCTTTTCAGGGCGGTGTTGACCTTGGCGTTTCGCAGCGGCTCGATGCCGTAGCGCTTGGCATAGGCGTCCTTGTAGGCATCCCATGCGGCGGCACTAGGGGCGGGTTCGTTGCTCGATGCCGATTTTTTCCCGACACGCTTCCGGCCGGCGCCCGGGGATGCGTGAGCATCGCCGGAAGGATCTGAATCCTTGCTACCGGTCAATCCTTGCTTCTCTTCAATACTTACTTGTGTCGGATTTGCCGTATGCGGTTGAGCCGTATGCGGCAAATCCGTATGCGGTGAATCCGGAAGCGGTTGAGCGCTCTCGGTGACGATGTAGTCGACGGAATCGAAGAGGCCGCCGTCTTTCTTGTTCTGAGTGCGGCGTAAGTAGCCGACCGTGACGAGCTCACGCAGGAGCCCGTAAGTAGAATCGCGTCCGGACGGCTTCGCGCAGTGCTTCGTCTCGTTGACGAGCGCTGCAGGCGAGACGGTCCAGTGGTCGGGTTTGCCAAGCAGATAGATCAGCAGGCCGCGCGCGGCCCATGAGAGGCGCTTGTCTTCGCTGATTTGCTTGTCGAGCAGGTAGAAGTTGTTGTCGGGGCGCGGTCCGCGAATGATCGCCATTACGCCTCCCGTGCAGCAGACGTCGATGCGATGGCCGGGGCCTTTTTGCTCTTCACCTTCGGCTTCGGGGGCTCGGGCCTGTCGCTGCCGCGGCCCATGCCGGTGATGCGGCTAGGCACATCGCGCAGACCAAGAAGGTCGATCACGGTCATCGGCTCATCGCTCGGGCCGATGTATTCGGCACTGATCTGCGCTAACTCGAGCGCGCGCGCGCTGCTCACGGCCTTGTGGCCGTTCTTGATGCCGTTCCAGTAGATCATGCTGACGTCGAGGCGATCGACGATGCGGCGCACGACTTCCATGCCGTAGTGTTCGTGGAATTCCTTGGCGTTCAAGGGGTACTCCCGGGGTGTTAGAAGGGATGCCATTATAGCATCCGATTCCGAAAAGGTATCTGTTTTGAGGTGGCTGACAAGGTGTCGCAACCCTATTGATAACCCAAAAAAAGATACTTCTAAGGTTGCGTTCCAATTGAAAACACTTCACTATTCGGCCAACAGACTCGCCCGCAAGGGGCGGTGGAGCGACGCGACCGCTCACCAATAAACGCAGCGAGCAGCCCCAGCGGGGCCAGAGCCTGCGAACACACTGGAACCGAAGACATGGCTGACACAATCGAGCAAATACGCTGGAGGAACTTTGAGTTTCTGTTCCAGCAGTTCAAAGACGACTTGCGTCGCGGTGACCCCGGAGCGCCAGATAGAGGAATGCTCAAGAAGTTCGCAGAGCGCCTTGATCTCAATCCAATTTACCTTTCCCAGATCAATAACCATCGCAAGGTTATAGGCACTGAAACAGCCGACAAAATTGAAAAGAGGCTGAACCTTGAGCCTGGCTGGATGGATACGGATCATTCCCTAGAATCGTTGGCTGACAACGATGATGCGCGCGCCTTCAATGAGGCGGTGATGGCCCTCTACGCTCAAGCGCCCGAAGCGTCGAAGTCGGCGCTTCTCAAGATATTCTCGGCGCTCGTTGCAGGAAAGCCACTTGATCAGATCAAATAGTGCCTGATGATTCTGCGAGCATTTAAATGATGTAACAAATCAGAATTTGTGCCAGAATCAGCTTGTGAAATAGAACAGTAAGGGCGCCGCGGACATGGCGGCGCCGAAATCCGAAGGAAACTGGGGGCATCAAATGGAAGGTTCTACCGCAGCGCGCGCATCCGAATCGCAGAACGCAGATTCTGCCGTGCGCGCTATGTCCGCCTTATCGTCTGGCTGGACCGACATCGAGCAAGTTCGCGCCGCAGCGAGCGCTATCCCGGCGGAACTCCGTAAGGAGGCTCTGGCGAAAATGAGGGCGCTTCTCCTTTCGTCCTGAACCGATACCTACATAGTGTCTTTTATCGCTTGACGATACTGCAACGCTTTCGGTACCATATCTATACCGTGTCATTGGTGCGTCATGAGAGGGCGCATCAGTGTCGGTTCCTTCCGTATCCCGCATGGGATGCTTCCGCCGAACGGATGCCGTGGCGGTTTTTATTCTCCGGCCGTCGCCCGACTAGCTCGCGCGTCGGCCGTTGCATTTCTGGCTCGCTGAAAATCGAAAGCCCGCACGCAGCGGGCTTTTTGTAATTCTCGTAACGTCATTGGCTATAACCTCAGCACGGGGTTTCGCTGCGCGCGCGAGCACATGACTTCGTCACGCTCCGGGTGCTGGTTTCGGCCGATCGGCTCGACGTCTGCCGACCGGCGGCGGTAATAACGCAAGATGTATGAGTGTGCATTTCATCGGTTGGGTCCTCTCTGAGTGATTGCGGTCAGTGCTGCTCTGCAAACTGCTTGCGCGCTTTCTCTGACGCGCTATCGGTGATCGACTTCTTCACCAGTTCTCGGACAAATGCGGCGAGCGCCTTGTCATCGTGATATGCGGCGCGGATCCGTTCCGCGTCCGACAGTTCTACTGATTGCAGGCCGGCGACCAGGTCATCGGCCGGCAGCGTCCGCAGTGCTTCCTCGATCAATGCGCCGGCGAACTCGTTGAGATCGTCGAGTTCGTCGTACTCCGCGTAGTGGCGTGCCGCCGCGCGATCGAGGTGCGCATCGCGTGAGATTTCGAATCTTCGCGACATGGCTTACTCCTGGTTTGCCCGTGTTCGAGTGCAATTTAAGGATACCAACATGGTATCGGGTTGTGCAAGGGAAATTTCCGTGACATGCCGTTACGCTGCCCGGTGCGCCGGGCGAGAGGGGTGAAAAGTGAGTCCGAAAGCCTATCCGGCCGTCATCTGCTTGCTGTTCTGCAATGCGGCGCTACTAACGGTCGTGGCGCGATGCCTCGTCGGGCGTTTGATCCGCCGCATCCGCGAAAGCGACGAGCGGGCCCGGTCGAATCGGCGCCGGCGCTCGATCGACGAGGCGCGGTGGCGCGACATCGAGCGTCGCGCCGACCTGATGGCTGGAATCCATCGCAAGCTGACGGGTGCCGCATGAGGGCGGCCGCCTGGTTGGTCTGCTGGCCGTTGCTCGGCCTGATGTGGTGCGCCGCGACGCTCGGCGACTCAATGGGGGATGCCTGCCTCATGCTCGACGAGGCGATCGGCCGGCTGCTCGACTACGCGGAGAGCGAATGACGCTGACGGTCGTCGACATGCGGCCGCGCGCTCAGCCGCTGAACCCCGACAACCCCGAGCAGGTCGAGGCCGCGGCGGCGCTGTCGCTCGCGAACACTGGCTACTGACGAGGTGCGCCATGAAATAACGCTAACCGAATGCTGTTCGCCCGCCGAGCGAGTGTTAAAGAAGTCGGCCCCGACCTACAGAATCTGCGCTTGCCAAGCGACGGGAAGGTCAAGAAGCCGGGCGCTGGCAACGCCGCCGGATGCGTAACCGGCAGAAGTACATGCGCGACCGCGCTTGATTCGATTCAACGAAATGGCCCTGTTCGGGCTAGGCGCGCCGCTTACCGCCATCGGCGCGCGCACACAAGGGACCGCTCAAGGCAGCTAACCGGCAGAGGCCGGCTCTGTGCCGCGAGCGGGTCTCTACACGCTTTCACGCATGAGCCCCGCGAGAACCGCCCCGAGAAGCTGACCGCTGTCGAGGGGGCATACGTCACGTGCGGGACTCATGCCTGAGAGCGTTGGCCGGTATTGGGAGAGCCCGGTGCCGGCTGCCCTCAACCATTCACCCGGAGAAGCCATGGACATCCTGAAAGCCATCCTGGGCAAGATCGCCTCGTGGTTCCAGAGCGAGGCGAAGACGGCCGAGACTCGTATCGCCGTCGACGTGAAGGCCATCGAGCAGGACGTAGCTGCGGTCCTTTCCGATCTTTGCGCTGCGATCAAAGCCGTCCCGATCACAAGCGAGGCTCTTGGCCTCGTCAAGACACAGGCAACGACCAACGGCCGTGTGTACGTCTCTGGCATCAACGGGTCGTGGCGGATGTCGAATGCCGGCACGCTGACCATCAACGCAGACACAACCACCAAGGAGTCGAGCATGAGCACGCCCGCAGCAGATCAGGCCGCACCGGCCAACACGAACCCGACCGTCGACACCGCGATCCAGATCGCGCTCGCGCTGAAGGCGATCGATCCGAGCCTGACGACCGCCGCCGTGCAGGCCGCGACGAACGCCGCACTTGCTGCCGCGTACCCGGTCCCGGCAGCCGCAGCGCCCGCGGCGTAACCGTCATGCGCCGCTCCCGGCGTGTCGCTGTAGCTGCAAACCAGACCCTATGCAGACGGCGACGCACCGGTGAGCGCGCACCTATCCCCACTGGAGAACGACATGTCGAAGATGATCGACACCTCTGCGAACGACAACGACGGCGACGAGCCAGCGGCGATCAAGCGCGGCCGATCGTCGGCTGCCAACCAGCGCAGCGCGAACGCGGTCGCGCCGAAGGCGCTCAGCCCGAAGCGTACGCCACGCACCGCCCCGAATGTGCTGAAGGGCAAGCGCACCTGATTCGTCGGCGCGCCTAGCGGACGAGTGGCGCGGGTGACGAGTAACCGCCGCAGGTCACGATGCTTATGGAAGCCGCAGCCTTTGCCCGCTTCGGCGGGATTTACTGCGGCGGCGGGCGTGACCATTCCCAATCAACGACAGGAAAAGCCATGAACGACACCGAAATCGAGCGAGAGATTCAAGCGAAGGGCAAGACGGCCGCGCGCGTGACGTCGGCGGACATCGAAGCGGCAATCGTCAGCGAGCACTACTTCACTGCCGGCGAGGGAGAGTGGGCTGCGCAAACCATCAGAGTGCCAGCGGCTGAGCGACGAGAGGTGCCGCAAGCGCTCCGCCTTCTAACGTTCTGCGTACTGGTCCTGAAGAACGGTTTCACAGTGACCGGCGAGAGCGCATGCGTATCGCCCGAGAACTTCGACGCCGAGATCGGCCGAAAGGTGGCGCGTGCGAATGCGGTGCAGAAGGTCTGGCTGCTCGAAGGCTACCTGCTGAAGGAGCGACTGAACGAAGGTGCTGCATGAAGACATTGCAGCCGCATCAGCAGCGCGTCGTCGATGAGAAGGATGCTCTCGACGACAAGATCGCGAAGCTCGCTTTCTTCATCGGCTCGTTTCAGAAGCCGAACAGCGTATTTGCCGGTCTGCCCGAACCCGAGCGCCAGCGCCTCTACGCGCAGCACCGCGCGATGGTGACGTACTCGACGATCCTAGGCGAGCGCATCGCAGCATTCGTGACTGACGCGCCGAGCGCCGAGGTGTACTCGCGGACGGAGTGTCGGTTCAACTACTGCGCATCGCCGGGCATCTGCCAGGGCACCGACCGCTGCGCGAACGAGCGCAAGTGAGCGAAAAACGCTAATCGCTCTCGAGCGGAGAGAAAGAATCCGCTCAATTCCAGAAACAAACCCCATGAACGAGGCCGCACATGGCGAAAGCATGTGGGGCGAAGACTCGTTCCGGCGAGCCGTGCAAACGCGCCCCGATGGAAGGCAAGACCCGTTGCCGCTTGCATGGCGGCGCGTCTACCGGCCCGAAGGTTCCGAACGTCGCGCAGAACGCGATTAAGCACGGCTTTTACTCCGACGCGCTGCTGCCTGAAGAGCGCCAGCTATACGAGCGCGCCGAGGTGGGCAGTCTCGACGATGAAATTCGGCTGGCCCGGGTGAAGCTGCACCGGTTCGTGCGGCTGTCTGGCTCGTTGGAGCTGATGGATATGGTCGACGGCGCGCTCGAGGTGATCCGCAAGACCGGCATGGCCTATGACCAGGCCGAGAAGGAGATGGCGCCCTTCGATAAGAAGGAGATCCGCGCCGCTGCGCCGGACTATGCCGACCTGATCCTTCGCCAGATCGATCTGATCCGCAAGCTTGAGCTGGCGCGCGCCGACCTTCAGAAGGCTGACCCGGCCGAGCGGCGCGCCGAAGAGTTGCACGCGCTCCAGGTTGAGGCGCAGCGCTTGGAGATCGAGCGCAAGCGCAAGGATGCCGCGATCACGAACGGTCAGGTCATGAACAACATCATGCCGGTGCCGACCGCTGACAGCGTGGATAGCTGGGAGCAGGTCGCAACGGCGCAGCAAGACAAGGTGCTGGGGCGCTGATGGCCTACAACGTCGTTTGGAAGCCGCTTCCCGGATCGCAGTCGCTCGCGCTGTCGTGCCCGTGCAACGAGATCCTATTCGAGGGGACGCGTGGCCCGGGCAAGACGGCTGCGCAGCTCGCGCGCTTTCGTCGGCTCGTGGGGCGCGGGTACGGATCATTCTGGCGCGGTGTCATTTTCGACATCGAATACAAGAACCTCGCCGACATCATCACGCAGAGCAAGCGGATGTTTCGCCTGTTCAACGATGGCGCGCGGTTTCTGTCGTCAGCATCCGAGTTGCGCTGGGTCTGGCCGACTGGCGAGGAACTGCTGTTCCGCTTCGCGAAGGACGAGGACAAGTACTGGGACTACCACGGTCAGGAATTCCCGTTCATCGGGTTTAACGAGCTGACGAAGCAGCCGAGCAGCGCCTTTTACGAGGCGATCATGTCGTGCCGGCGCTCGTCGTTCCGGCCGCAAGATTACCCGCTGCCGGATGGCTCGTCGCTGCCGTCGATTCCGCTCGAGATGTTCAGTACGAGCAACCCGTTCGGCGTCGGTCACTCGTGGGTCAAGAAGCGGTTTATCGAGCCGGTGCCGCGCGGGCGCGTGCTGCGCACGACGCAGACCGTGTTCAACCCGCAGACGAAGCAGGACGAGGACATCACGCTCACACGCGTGGCGATCCACGGCAGCTACAAGGAGAACCCGTATCTCGATCCGGTGTACGTCGCAACGCTGATGAACATCCGAGACCCGAACAAGAAAAAGGCTTGGGTCGAGGGGTCGTGGGACGTGACGAGCGGCGGCAGGTTCGACCATCTGTGGCGCGAGTCGGTACATGTCGTGCCGCCGTTCCGCATCCCTGACTCGTGGCGCGTGAACCGCTCGCACGATTGGGGCGAGTCGAAGCCGTTCGCCAATCTCTGGTGGGCGGAATCGGACGGCTCGGAGGTGTTCGCGAACGGCCAGTACCGCAAGTTCCCGAGAGGGACGCTGTTCCTGATCGGCGAGTGGTACGGCTGCCCGCCCGACGAGTTGAACACTGGCCTGAAGATGTCGTCGTCCGACGTCGCGAAGGGCGTCAAGTGGATCGACGAGAGGCTGGCTGGGCGCGAAGTGGTTGCGCCCGCAAGCGTCAAGCTGGGCCAGATCAACGTCATCCCGAACCTGTGCGCGAGCGTATCGCCCGGTCCCGCCGACTCATCGATTTTCAATACCGGCGACAACGAACTGTCGATCGCCGACAAGATGAAGAAGCAGGGCGTGACGTGGAAAGAGTCGGACAAGCGCCCCGGCAGCCGCAAGAACGGCGCATCGCTGTTCTGCGACATGCTCGAAGCGGCGCTCGTCGGCAAAGAGAGCGAGTCCGGCAGCCCCGAGGAGCCCGCGTTCTACGTGTTCGAGCACTGCCGAGGCTGGATCAGCCGCATCCCGATCCTGCCGCGCGACCCGAAAGACCCAGACGACGTCGACACGAGCGCTGAGGACCACGATTGGGACGCGACGCGCTACCGCGTGCTTGCCAAGCACAGCGAGACGACGGTCTCGACGCTGCGAATCTAACCCGCCCGCCTCGCGCGGGCTTTTTTATTGCCCACGCACATGCAATACGTCAACGCACGTTCCTACATCGTCGAGTCGATGTGGCCCGACTGGTGCATGATCGATGCGCTGAAGGGCGGCACTCGATGGATGCGCCTCGCTGGTCAAGCCTACCTGCCGAAATTCCCGCAGGAAGAGGCAGACGCGTACAAGGCGCGGCTCGCGAGCTCGTTCCTGTACAACGGCCTCGCGTACACGATCGAGTCGATGTCCGGCCTGCCGTTCTCCGAGCCGATGAAGCAGAACGACGACATCCCGACGTCGATCCGCGACATGCTCCCTGACGTCGATCTCGAAGGGCGCAACCTGCACGTGTTCGCGCACGACGTTTTCGAGGCGGGCCTGAGCTACGGCCTGTCGTATATCCTCGTCGACTACCCGACGACGGAAGGCGCGCAGACGCAGGCGGACGTGCAAGCGATGAACGCGCGGCCGTTCATGGTGCACATCCGGCCGCATCAGGTACTCGGCTGGAAGGCGGAGCGCATCAACGGCGTGATGAAGCTGACCGAGGTGCGCATTTGGGAAATCATCGAAGAGCAGAACGGCCTGCTGTCGTCGCTCCCGGTGACGCGCGTCAAGGTGTGGCGCCCTGACGAGTGGGAGGTGTGGGAGCCCGACCTTGATTCCGCGAAGGAGAAGAAGGACGCGACGTGGCGCATCACATCGAGCGGTGCGAACACGCTCGGCAAGATCCCGCTCGTGCCGTTCTACGCCAAGCGCACTGGCTTCATGGTCGCGCGTCCGCCGATGCTCGACATCGCGCACCTGAACGTCGAGCACTGGCAGTCGTCGAGCGACCAGCGCAACATCCTGCACACCGCGCGCGTGCCGATCCTCGCGATCATCGGCGGCGAGGATGGCAAGGATCTCGCGATCGGCGCGGCGTCGGCCGTGCGTCTGCCCATGAACTCCGACATGAAGTACGTCGAGACCGCCGGCCATGCGATCTCCGCCGGCCGGCAGGATCTGCTCGACATCGAGGATCGCATGCGCTCGCTCGGCGCGAAGATGCTGCAGGAGGGCGCGAAGAACGGCCGCATGACGGCGACCGACGCCAGCATCGCGAACCAGAAAGAGCAGTCGATCCTCGGCAACATGGCGCAGAACCTCGAGGATGCGATCGACCAAGCGTTGCAGTTGATGGCGGACTGGATTGGCGAACCGAGCGGCGGCAGCGTGACCGTCTATCAGGACTTCGGCGTCAACGAGGTGGTCGGCACGACGGAGCAGACCCTGACGACGGCGGCGACGACCGGCCTGATCAGTCAGCGCACCTGGTATGACGAGATGAAGCGTCGCGGCACGATCAGCCCAGACCTGACGTATGAGGCTGAGCAGGAACGGCTCGCGGCGCAGCCGCCGCTGATCAGCAGCGGGCCAATGCCGGGCACGAGGGCCCCGCTGGACAGCCCGTCCGACAATCCGAAGCCGACAGCGGGTGACTGATGGGCAATCTATCCGACCTGTTTGCGCACCTGTTCGTCGAGCACGGCATCAACCTGATCCGCGCGTCTGCCGGCATCGAAGGGGCCGCAGCTCAGAAGGTGCAGTCGCTGATTGACGACCTCGTGCTGATGCTGAACGCCGTTGACGCGCCCGAGGCGAAGAAGTCGGTCATCAACTCGCTGATCCGCGAGGCTTACGCAACGATCGACGAGCACTATTCGACGCTCGGCGCCGGCCTGCTCGACCACCTGTCGCTGATCGCCGAGATCGAAGGCAAGTTCCTCGAGAAGACGATGAACAAGGGCATCGGCGCGAAGCTGATCGAAGCGCCGAAGAACCTCGCCGACGGCGCGCGCAAGGTGCTCGTGCAGGGCGCCACGGCGTCGGACTGGCTCGCGCGGCAGGCGGCCGACACGCAATTCAAGTTCCGAGCCGCGGTTTCGACCGGATACCAGAATGGCGAGACGACACAGCAGATCGTCGCGAGGATCGCCGGCGCGGCTGGCTTCATGGAGCTGGCGCGCCGCAACGTTACGACGCTTGTGCATACCGCCGTGCAGGAGACGGCGGCGGACGCCCGGCTGAAGCTGTTCAAGGCGAACGACGACGTCGTGCGCGGTGTGCAGGTCATCGCCACGCTTGACGGGCGCACGTGCCTCGTGTGCATGAACTACGACGGCGCGACCTACGATCTCGACGGAAAGCCGATCGATGGGACGGATCTGCCGTACGACGGCGGCGCGCCGTTCCACTTCGGGTGCCGCTGCGCGGAGATACCGATCACGCGCTCGTGGAAAGAGCTTGGCATCGACGCCGAGGAGATTCCGAAGCCGACGCGCGCGAGCATGAACGGCCAGGTCGCCGGCAACCTGCAGTTCGAGGACTGGCTTGCCGACAAGACGGCTGCGTTTCAGGACAAGGTGCTCGGGCCCGGTCGCGCGAAGCTGTTCCGTGAGGGCAAGATCACGCTGCGTGACCTGCTGAACCAGAACGGGCGTCCGCTGACGCTCGACGAACTGAGGGCGAAATATGAATGAAAACGTGCGGATCGTGAGCGACGGAACGGCGCAAGGGACGCACGTTCTCAACGCAGACGGGACTCCTATCCCGGGCGTGGTACGCATCGAGATATTGCCGCTCGACCCGAATGGCGTCGTGCAGGCTCGCGTGACGCTGAACTTCGTCAAACTCGACATGGTTGCGCAGGTCGAGCAGAAGTAACGCGCAACACCGTTTTACCGAAGCCGCTGGCGTGATGCCTGCGGCTTTTTTCGTTTCAGCGGCGGGATGCCGCTCCAGCAGTTCAACCAACCGGCGGGATGCCGAGGAGTAAGCGATGGGCTTGAAAGCAGTGGTGGATTCGATCGAGGCGGTCGACGAGAAGTATCGCGACCTGTACGTGAAGGGCGACGACGGGAAGTTTCGCCTGGACGCGGAGGGCATCGAAGACGTGAGCGGGCTGAAGACGGCGTTGCAGAAGGAGCGCGACACGTCGAAGGCGGCGCTCAAGCGCGTGAGCGAGTTCGAGACTCGTTTCGCCGGCATCGATCCCGATCAAGTGCGCGCGATTCTCGATCGCGTCGCGAACGACGAAGAAGCCAAGCTGATCGCCGAGGGCAAGATCGATCAGGTCATCGAGAAGCGCACCGAGCGGCTGCGCGCGGACGCCGATAAGCGCGTCAGCGACGCGACCGCGGCGGCGCAAGCGGCGAACGAGCGGGCTAACCGCTTCAGCCAGCGCGTTCTCGACGACCAGATCCGCGCAGCCGCGGCGAAATCCGGCATTCACGCCCACGCAGTCGATGACGCGCTGTTCCGCGGCCGGTCCATGTTCACGCTCGACGAGAACGGCCACGCCGTTCAGTTGGGCGTGGACGGGCAGCCGGTGCTCGGCAAAGACGGCAAGACGCCGTTCAGCCCGGCGGAATGGCTCGACAGCATGAAGGAGGCCGCGCCGCACTGGTTCCCGGCGAGCGCGTCGGGCAGCGGCAGCGGTGGCGGCGCACGTGGCGGCGCCCCGACGAACCTCAACCGTTCGACGATGACGCCGAAAGAGAAATCCGAGTACATCGCCAAGCACGGGCGCGAGCAATACATGGCTCTCCCGATGGGCGATGGCAAGAAGTAATCACAGGAGCATCACACCATGACGTACGGTTTGGCAGGCGGTTTCAAGGTCTATCAGGACCAGTTCCAGACGGGCATCGTCGAAACGCTGACGCAGAACAGCAACGCGTTCAACGAGGCGTCGCAGGGCGCGATTCAGCTCTCGACGATCAGCCGTCGCGGCGACTTCTCGCAGGAAGCATTCTTTCAAGTGCTGGCCGGCATGGTCTCGCGTCGCGACACTACGTCGCAATCCGCGGCCGCTGACCAGAACCTGACGCAGGACGAGTGGATCAGCGTGAAGCTGAACCGCAAGATCGGCCCGGTCAACCAGTCGCGCGACTCGTTCCGCAAGATCATGATGGGCAAGACCGAAGAGGAAATGTCCTTCATCCTCGGCCAGATGGCCGGCAAGGGCATGCAGCTCGACATGCTCAATACGGCGGTTCTGGCCGCTCGTGCGGCGCTGGCTGCGCAGGCGTCGGTCTACCGCCCGGTGGCGGCGGCCGGCACGATGAAGACGACCGCTCTGGTCGACGGCCTCGCGGCGTTCGGCGACGCGGCAAGCCAGATCGTCTGCTGGGTGATGCACTCGAAGACGTACTACGACCTCGTGAAAGAGCAGATCACGAACAACATCTTCGGCGTGTCGAACTTCGCGGTCGCGAATGCATCGCCGGTGACGCTGAACCGCCCGGTGCTCGTGACCGATTCGGACTCGCTGCTCGTCTCGAGCGGAAGCGGCTCGACGGCCACGACCGACTACTTCACGCTCGGTCTCACCGCCGGCGGCGCGATCGTCGAGAACACCGAAGAAGAAGAACTGATCGTGCAGGACGTGACCGGCAACGAGAACCTCGCCGTGCGTATGCAGGGCGAATTCGCCTACAACGTCGGCGTCAAGGGCTTCAAGTGGGATCTGTCGCAAGGCGCGAACCCGACGAACGCAGCACTCGGCAACGGTGCGAACTGGAAGGCGGTGCGCCAGTCGTTCAAGGACTTCGCGGGCGTCGTGATCAAGTCGAAGTAATCCGGCTGACGTACAGCCACTGAGGGAAGGGCCGGCCGTGCGTCGGCCCTTTCCGTTTCAAGGGACAGCCCATGAAATTCCTGATCTACGCGGCGCTGAGCAGCGTCGTCGCAAGCGCGTTCGCCGACGGCCTCGCCGTGACCGGCCATGCCGCGCACTTCCGATCGATCGGCGACCACGCCACGGGGGAAACGGAGCCGTGCGACGTCGTGATCGTCGATGGCCTGCGCGAACGCGGCGCCCAGGTCCTCGCCGACTTCGCGAAGCGCGGCATTCCGGTCGTCGTAGCCGATCTCGGCTACGTCGACCGTGCGACGGGACCGACCGACATCGAGGGCCACTGGCAGCTCAGCGTCGGCGGTCTGAACCGCCTTCCGTCGATCGACTGCCCGCCGGATCGCTTGGCGAAGCTGGGCGTCGAGTTCGGCGCGCCGGCGCTCGACGGCGTCACGATCATCGCGGGCCAGCACGTCGGTGACGCTGCGCACCCGTTCAAGACGGCCGAGGAAATCGCCGCGTGGGCCGAGCAGATGGCCGAGAAGATCGACGGCGAGGTCGTGTTCCGGCCGCATCCGCTCTCTCCGAACGTGTGCCCGAACCTGCCGATCGATGATCTGCCGCTCGCCGAGTCGCTCGCGCGCGCGAAGGCGGTCGTCGCGTACACCAGCAACATCGGCAACGACGCGCTGCTCGCCGGCGTACAGCCGATCGCGAACGGCCCGGCGATCTGGGCAGACGTCGCGCTCGACGCGCGAGATGCGTACTTCGCCAAGCTGGCATATGCACAGTGGACGCTCGCCGAGATCGCGAGCGGCGAAGCGGTGCGCTTCCTCGTCGACCATGCGCTGCCGGGCGAGCCGTTCGACGCCGCGGACGAGGCGGCGGCGGACCAGGCCGGCGGCAAGCTGTCCGTGGCCGAAATCCGCGCGCGCCTGACCGCGCTCAAGATCGAATTCCCGGCGACAGCGAAGAAGGCCGAACTGGCGGCGCTGCTCGAGCGCGCGCTGACGAAACCGGAGGCGTAATCCATGACCATTACGATCGTCGTCGAGGACGGCACGGGCTTGCCGAACGCCGACGTCTACGTGTCGCAGGCTGACGCGGATGCGTACTTCGCGAAGCGCAACAACGCGGTATGGGCGGCTGCGGCGGCCGACGCGAAGGCTGCGGCGCTCGTCGCGGCGACGTCGTATCTGGACCGGCGGTACAAGTTCAAGGGCTACAAGGTGAGCACGACGCAGGCGCTGGAGTGGCCGCGCACGCCGGCCGTCGCGAATGCAGTCGATCCGGCGCAGAACGCGTTCGATCCATTCTGGGGCACGTATTCGTTCTACGCGCCGGATCCGAACGACGTCGCGAAATTCAAGTGGCCGGTCAAGCGCATCACGGACGCCTGCTGCGAGCTCGCGCTGCGCGCGCTGTCGACCGACCTGTACACCGACGAATCGCCGGATCGCGTGATGCAGAAGACCGTCGGCCCGATCACGAAGCGCTATTTCCAGTTCGACAAGAACGGGGGGCAGACGCGTTACGCGGTGGTCGACGACCTGGTGTCGCCATTCCTCAACGGTGGCGGCCGTATGAATATCGCGATGGGCCGATCATGAGCGACGCAACCATCCATCGCGAAGCATTCAATCTGCTCGTCGACGACCTCATCGGCCGCGGCATGAGCCGGGACGTGTACTCGAGCCGCCTGATGCCTGACTGCGTCATCAAGGTCGAGGACGGCGCCGGGAGCTTCCAGAACATCGTCGAATGGGAGACCTGGCTGCGCGTGCGCGACACGCCCGCCGGGCGCTGGTTCGCGAAGTGCAAATGGATCAGCCCGACTGGGCAGATCCTGATCATGGAGCGGACGCGCCAGCCGGCGCTATCCGAGTACCCGGCGAAAATGCCCGTCTTCCTGTGCGATCTCAAGCGGACGAACTACGGCATATCGAACGCACCGGACCCGAAGACGGGCAAGCCGACGCACGCCTTCGTGTGCCACGACTACGGCACGAACATGCTGTTCGAACACGGCATGTCGAAGCGCATGCGCACTGCTGAATGGTGGGATGAGTGAGCGACTTCTATGCGGAGATGGCGGCCGACGTCGTCGAGCTGTTGACAGAGTTCGGCCGGCCGGTGACGGTCACGATCGCGGCGCCTGATCCAGTCTATGACCCGGCGACGTCGACCAACGTCAATCCAACGGTCGATTACCCGGCCGTCGGCGCGAAATTCGACCTGAACGATCGCGAGATCAACGGGACGCTCGTGCAGGTCGGAGACAAGCGGATCTACGTGTCGGCCGTCGGCGTGCCGGAGATTCGCCTAGACGACCGCGTGACGCTGAAGGGCATCAACGGCGCGCCGGACGAGACGTTCCGCGTCGTCAACCCGAACACCATCGGGCCGGCCGGCACGGCGGTCCTCTACGACCTGCATGTGCGCAAATGAGCAAGAACGATGCATTCCGGTCAAATTTTGCGGCTTTCATCGAGAAGACGAAGGCGAATCGCGATCTCGTGGTGCAGAAGGTCGCGATGGACATGCTGTCGAGCCTCGTGATGAAGTCGCCAGTCGGCAATCCGGACCTGTGGAAGCATGCGCCGCCGCCGGGCTACGTCGGCGGCCGGTTCCGCGCCAACTGGCATGTGGCCGACGGCGCGCCGGATGACTGGACTACCGACGCGATCGATCGGGACGGCCGCGCAACGCTCGACCTCGGGCAGCAGAAAATCCTCTCGTTCAAGATCGGCGGCACGATGTACCTGATCAACAACCTGCCGTATGGTCAGCCGCTCGAATACGGCCATTCGCTGCAGGCGCCGCAGGGCATGGTCCGGCTGACAGTGACCGAGACGGAGCAGTTCTTCACGAAGGCAGTAGGAGACCTCGACAAATGAGTGACCCCGTACGCGTCGCGTTCGAATCGCGGCTCGCCGCGCTGGTGCCAGCGCTTCCGACGGCGTGGGAAAACACCGCGTACACGCCGAATTTGAGCGTCGCGTTCCAGAAACCGGCGCTGCTGCGCGCGGCACCTGAAAACCCAGCGATGGGCTCGGCGTTCTACCGCGAGACGGGCGTATTTCAGGTGACGCTCTGCTATCCGCTCAACGGCGGATCGGGCGCCGCGGACGACCGAGCGAAGCTGATTCGCGGCTGGTTCCCGCGCGGCTCATCGGTGACGGCGTCCGGCGTGACCGTCACTATCCAGCGCACTCCGACCATCGGCCCGGGCGCGAGCGACGGCAGCTTCTGGTGCGTGCCGGTGAGCATCCCGTACTACGCGAACATCCTGCCGTAAAACCCGCGCTTCTGTTGTTTAACCTGCCCGCCATGCGCGGGCTTTTTCGTTTGGAGACAACATGTCCTCAGGCATCGCGCAAGGCGTACGCAAGCAGCTACGCTACGCCAAGCAGGCCGGCCTCGGCGCCATCGCGGCGACCACTGGCGGCAGCATACTGCGCCGCACGCAATCGACGCTCGACCTCAACAAGACGTCGTATCAGGCGACGGAGATTCGCTCGGATTACCAGGTCGCCGACTTCCGACTCGGCACGCGGTCGGTGGCTGGCGACATCAGCGGCGAGCTGTCGCCCGGCACGTATGCCGACCTGATTGCCGGCGTGCTGCGCTCGCCGTTCGCCGCAGGCGCCACGACCGGTGCGCAAACGACTATCGCGGCGAGCGCCGTCGCCCCGCACTTCACGCGAACGGCCGGATCGTTCCTTGCCGACGGCTTCAAGGTCGGAGACGTGATCCGAGCGTCTGGCTTCACGCATGCGTCGAACAACAACACGAACTTCATGCTCGTCGATGTTGAAGACGAAGCCATGACCGTCGTTCAGCTCAACGGTCCGGTCGGCATCGCGACGGAGGCGTCGGGCGGAAACGTGACACTGGCGGTCGCCGGCAAGAAAGCGATCATCCCGTCGTCCGGGTTCGCGGACACGTACTTCACGTTCGAACACTGGTTCTCGGACATCGCTCAATCGGAAGTCTTCACCGACTGCAAGGTGTCGCAGCTCGACCTGTCGCTTCCCGCGACCGGCATGTCGACGATCAAGGCCGCGGTGATGGGCCTCAACATGCAGACGGGCCAGGCGGCGTACTTTACGGCGCCGGCACCCGAAACGACTTCGGGCATCCTCGCGGCGGTCAACGGCGTTGTCCTTTCCGGCGGCAAACCCGCCGGCATCGTGACGGGCGCGACGCTGACGGTCAACGGCACGCTCACGACCGGCGCCGTTGTCGGATCGAACGTGATGCCGGATGTGTTCGACGGCACGATCAAGGTGTCCGGCCAGATCACGGCGTACTTCCAAGACGCCAAGCTGCGCGACCAGTTCGTCAACGAGACGGAGTCGTCGCTGTCCTTCGCGATGACGACGAGCAACGCGCCGAACGCCGACTTCCTCGCATTCACGCTGCCGCGCATCAAGGTATCGAGCGCGAAGAAGGACGACGGCGAGAAAGGGCTTTCGCTCACGATCCCGTTCACTGCGCTGAAGAACATCGCAGGGGGCGCCGGCACTGCGTCCGACGCGACAACCGTTTCGTTCCAGGACTCGCTCGCGTAAGACAGCGGCCTGACTACATAGCGCAATTTTGCGCTCCACCCATGGGGCATTCGGGGGCCGGCCAATGTGTCGGCCCGCATTTTTTCGGAGCATCGAACATGAGCAACGCAGAGCAGAAGACCATCAGCATCGCCGATCTCGACCTGTCGGCGGCGAGCAACGACGGGCACGAATTCGAGGTCATTTCGCCGAAGACCGGCAAGGGCCTGGGCGTATTCATCACAGTGCTCGGCGATCAGTCCGAGAAAGTGGTGGCATTCACGCGCAAGCGCCAGAACGAAAAGCGCCGTGAAGCCGCGATCGCGATTCGCCGCGGCCGGCCGTCCGACGACATCGACACGGTCGAAGACGACGAATCGTTTGTCGTCGAGGCATGCATCGTTCGCGTGACCGGCTGGCGCGGCCTCGCCGAAGAGTTCAGCGAGGCGAATGCGCGGTTGCTGTTCACGACGAACCGCGAGATCCGTCGCCAGGTGCTCGAAGAGTCGGCCAACCTCGCAAATTTTACGAAGGTCTGAGCGCCGAGATCGTCGCTTATGCGGAGCACGAGTTCGAATTGCAGAAGCCCGCAGGCGACGGAACGACGCTCAGGCAGCAATACGAGGCGGTCGAGCGCATTACCGGAAAGCGGCCGCCCGAGATGAATGGGCCGCCGCTGCCGGCCGCCGGCGCGCACGTATGGCGATGGTTCCTCGACTTGCACCGTGGGCGCCAGTGCGGATTCAGCCCGAACCCGATCGCGTATCACGACATGCAGTCGTATTTCTCGCTCAGGCGTGAGCGGCCCGAGCCGTGGGAAATCAAGGTGTTGCGCCGCCTTGACGACGTGGCGCTGAATGCCATGGCGACCAAGCCATCAACATAGGGGGTGTACTTTGGACATCGCAACGCTCGGCGTGGCGCTCGACACGAGCAACCTCGCGCAAGGCGAGACCGCGCTGAATAGCGCCGCCGGCGCGGCGAATAAGGCCGCCGACGCGATGGACGCGGCAGGTAGTTCGGCGTCGCGTATGGCCAGTTCGTATTCCGGCCTGAGCGAGTCCGCGCAGCAGGCTGCAAACTCGATGAATCCGCACCTTGCGGCGCTCCAGCAAGAGTACGACCTGCTCGGCCTCTCGCGCTCGGAGGCCGAGGCGTATATCGCGCGTGCAAAGGGCATGTCCGATACTGAGCAGCAGATCGCCTCGGCGCTCGGCGGAAAAATCGACGCATGGAATCGCGAAGAGGATGCGGCGCGCCGTGCGGCCGTGGCTGAAGAGGCCATGATTGCTTCGGGGCAGCGCTTCCTCGCGTCGCTCCAGCAGCAAGCCGAGACGCTTGGCATGAGCGGCGCCGAACTTGCTGCGTATCAGGGGCAGTTGAAGGGGCTCACGGAATCGCAGATTCAACAGGCCGCTGCGCTCGGCGCGAAGATCGAGGCATGGAAGGCCGACGCGGCTGCGACCAGCGCGGCGGCAGCGGCCGAAAGCCAAGCTACGCAGGCGAAGCAGCAATATCTCCAATCGCTCCAGCGCGAAGCCGATCTGCTTGGGAAATCGAGCGCGGAGAAAGAGGCATACATCGCGAAGGAGAAGGGGCTGTCCGAAGCCGAGCGGCAGGTCGCGGTAGCGCTGCGCACGCAGGTTGATGCTTTCAATCAAGCGGCGGCAGCAGAGCGCGCCGAGGCCGCGGAGAAAGACAAGGCGACGCGGGCGGCGGACGCGTTCATAGCCAACCTGCAGCGTCAGGCCGATTCGATCGGCAAAACGCGAGCTGAGCTTCTGCAAATGCAGGCTGCGCAGCACGGCGTGAGCGATAAGGCCGCCCCACTGATCGCTCAAATTGAGGCGGCTGGCCAGTCGACGCATGGTTTCGGCCTCAAGACCGCCGCCGCACGCCGCGAAGTCATCGTGCTTGCGCACGAGATGGCGACAGGCAACTGGTCACGGTTCGGCGGATCAATGATGGTGCTGGGTGAGCAAATGGACGTGTTGTCCAAGCTGATGAGCCCGCTCGGCCTGGCAATCGGCGGAGTCACGGCGGCACTCGCAATTTCTGCCGTTACGTCAATCCATGCCGCCGAAAGCATGGCTCAGTATGGCGATACTGTCATGCACCTTCATCAGCAGACCGGCTTGTCTACCGATGACATCCAGAAATTCAGCTATGCGATGACGGTCGTTTCTGGCAATAGCAAGGATGCGGGGACCGCACTCGATTCGCTCGCCAAGAACATCGGTCGCGCGCAGCAGGGATCCAGACGGATTCAGGGTGACTTCGATGCGCTCGGAATCTCGATGAAGGACTTGAAGAGCCTGAGCTTCGATCAGGTGCTCGGAAAGATCGCGGATAAGTTTTCTCAAACTGCCGATGACGCCGGAAAGTTCACGGTCGCGCAACAGCTTTTCGGCGGCGCTGCGAAGGACATGATCCCGTTACTCGACAGGGGGTCCGAAGGGCTGGCGGCGCTTGGAGAGCAAGCGCAAAAGGTCGGGGCGGTGCTTGGCGAGCATACGGTCGAGAAGATGTATGAGCTGAGCGAGCAGATGAACACCGTGCACGCAAACATGAATGCGGTGTCGACGCAGGCTAAGACTGCGCTGCTTCCTGCGCTCATCGATATTTCCGGTGCATTCGTTGACCTAAGCACGCGCGGGGTGGCCGTCAATGAGTTCTTCAAGGGTGTAGGGGTTGTCCTGAAAGGAACTGCCGCTGCAGCGGCTACGCTTGCTGTCGGTTTCGACCAGTTGGCAGAGGGCATTGCTACGGCTGCGGTCACTGCGAATTTTGTTGCGCGCGGCGAGTTTAGGCTCGCTGGCAATGCAATTGTCAACGGCTGGCAGCATGTCAAGGACGAGGGGGAGAAGTACAAGCGGTTCCTGAACGACCTTTACAAGGGCATCGATGCGCCCGATCACGTTGGGGCGCCATCGTCCGAGAAGCCGAAGGGGCATATCACCCCGCAGAAATTTGGCAGCACACGCGTAAACCGTGGGAACGACAACAGCGTGAATGCAGCCCTCGCCGACCTGCAGAACCAACAAAAGATGATCGAGGATGCGCTGAAAACATCGCTCGACCACATCAAGGCGCTGCGGCAGCAGGGCGTTATCGACGAGAAGGAGGCGCTGGCCGAAAGCTATGCCGCCGAGCAGCAGGCGCTGCAAAAGCGTATCGAAATCGATCAGCAGCAACTTGAGGTCGCGAAGGGCAAGAAGAACGCCGAGGCATATCGCAAGTACGCCGACGACATCGCGCGCCTACAAGCGCAAATGCTGAACAACTACCAGAAGTTCGGTGATGCAATCGCGACTTACGACGCCAAGCAGGTGGCCGCGATCAAGGCATATTCCGATGCGCTTGCGGAGCAGCTTGCGACGCAGCAGTTGGCGGCCAACATGAAGCTTTCGGGCCTGAGCATGGGATCTGTTGATCGATCGGATTTCGAAACGCAGATCAAGTTGCAGGAGGAATTCGACAAAAAGAGGGCCGCTCTCGCAAAGTCATTCACTGAGAACCGGATCGATAAAAGACAGTACGACGGCGAACTGGCGGCGCTGCAGGACTACTACAGCAAGTCGGTCGCGATCGCTCAGACGTCGTCTGCTGAAATCAGGGCGGCCAATGCCGACTGGACGACCGGCGCCAAGCGCGCGATCGCGGACTATGGCGACCAGGCTGCGAACGTAGCAAACGATACGGCGAATGCCTTCAGCAATGCGTTCCGCGGAATGGAGGATGCGTTTGCAACGTTCGTCACGACCGGAAAGCTGAGCTTCAGCAGCCTAGCAACGAGTGTCATTTCCGACATCGCCCGGATGCAGGCGCGCGCGGCAATATCGGGACTGTTCAAGTACGGCGAAGATGCGCTCCCGGGCCTGTTCAGCAGCGCAATGGCGGCGGTGACCGGTACGCGCGCCAACGGTGGCACGGTCGACGGTGACGGCACGTATCTCGTTGGCGAGAACGGCCCCGAGTTGTTTCGTCCGGGCACCAGCGGCACGATCATCCCGAACAACGCTATCTCGTCTGGTAGCAGCGGCGGCGGCAGTTCGACGATCACCGTATCGGTCCCGGTCGCGGTTCAGGGCAACGCGAGCCCAACTGATCAGCAACATGCCGGGGATCTTGGCATGAAGATCAGGCAGGCGGTGCAAGCCGTGCTGCAGAACGAACTCAGGCAGGGCGGTGTGCTCTGGAAGATGAATAACAGGGTGAGCTAAATGCCAGACACATTCACTTGGGTGCCCACCGTCGCGCAATACGCCGGCACGGCGAAGCTGCGCGTGCGCAAAGCGCAATTCGGTGACGGTTACGAACAGACGTTGCCGGATGGCATAAACAACCGCGTGTTGTCGTACACGCTGCAGTTCGCAGGTGGCAGTGACGCGATCGCGGCAATCCTCGCCTTCCTCGACGCCCACGTGGGCGTCGCATTCTATTGGACCCCGCCATTGCGTCAACGGTTGCTTTTCAAGTGCGAGACATATACCGACTCCATCCCGGATAACGGCACGTATGCCGTGACCGCAACATTCACGCAATCTTTTGACCTAGGATCATGACCGCACTTCAAACAGTGAATCTCGGCACTGCGCCGGCGGGTAGCGATGGCGATCCGGTTCGAACTGGCTTCACGAAGGCGAATTCGAACGTCGCGGTGCTCAACGCTCAAGCGGCGCTCACGAGCGCGGCAGCGACCATCACGACAGCACAAGCGCTGACCGCCGCACTTCACGTCGGCAAGCGCGTGAACATCAGTCTCGCGACCGCTGGCACGATCAACCTGCCTGCGGCGTCGACTTGTGCTGCCGATCAGGTGACGTTGTTGCGCAATATCGGCTCGACGGTGGCAACGCTGGCGGCAACGTCAGGCTCGGGCGACACGGTTGCACTCTCGAAGCTAAACCCCGGCGAAGCCGCATTGATGGACACGGATGGCGTGCACGCGTGGAATGTGCTTATGCGCGGGCGCACGAATTCGGACAATGAGACGGTCAACGGAAACTGTGCGGTGTCCGGCAATGAGAGCGTCGGCGGTACATTGGCTGTTACCGGCAACACTACGGTCGGCGGTGCCCTTGGTGTCACTGGACAGGTCACAGTAGCCAACGATGGGAATCTCACTTATGCGGCAGGGAACCAACGCGGTCTTAACTGGATGGCGGGAACGTCCATTCGGTGGCGCATATACACGGATGGCGTTGCAGAGGCTGGTTCCAATGCAGGGTCAAACCTAGCTTTTGCTCGCTATACAGATGCTGGGGTGTATGTAGACAATCCGCTGGCAATCAATCGCGCATCTGGGGTATTCGCCTTCACGTACCGGCCGACGTTCGCGGGGAAGACGCCTTGGGATAGCGGAAACCTCGTCAATCCTATGACGCTGGACACGCCTCAGAATGTAACGGGGCGAAAGAACTATACGGCACAGGTCGCTATTGCTCGGCCAGCTCCTGACGGCAGCTGGCTAAATGCCCCGCTGGTAATTTCCGGCTATCCCGGCGTCGGTTCAATCGGCATCGGGAGTGGTTCGTCAGCAGTTGTGTTGCGGTGTGCGGCTACTTATCAGGCGCTGGAGGTGGTTTCGTACGATTCATCGGTGTTCGCCACAATTGCCGCGTCAGCATTCAATGTGAATTCGGATGCCGCGATCAAGACGCAAATTCAGACTATCGATTGCGCTACGGAAAAGATTAAGCGCCTTCGAGGCGTCACGTACGTGATGAAGGCGGATAAGCAACGTCTGTCTCAGGTCGGGGTGATCGCTCAGGAGGTTGCCGAGGCTTTTCCGGAGGCGGTAAGCGAAACGGGAATGCAGATCGATGAGACCGGTGCGTCGGTTGAGCGTGGAGGGCGTCCGATGCTGTCCGTGAATTACTCTGCGCTGATCGGGCCGCTGATCCAGGCGTTCAAAGAGCTTGAGGCTCGGGTTTCGGCATTGGAAGGGTAGGAGTTCAATGAGCATTTCCGCAGATATTCAATTGTTGGAGCCAGGGCGGCTGATCGAACTCTTCGAAGTTGACTGCACGGCGATCGGCGGCGACATGCTGCGCTTCCACGGCCATCTGCAATCGTCCTCGATCTTCTGGCAGGGCAACGAGTACAAGCCGTGGCCGATTCAGGCGAGCGGATTTGAGCACACGTCGAACGCGCAACAGCCGTCACCGACGCTGTCCGTCGGAAATGTGAACGGCACAATCTCGGCGCTCTGCGTGTATCTGGCCGACATGGTCGGCGCGAAGGTGCGGCGCCGGCGCACGCTGACGAAGTACCTTGATGCGTCCAATTTCCCGGGCGGAAATCCGTCGGCTGATCCAACTGAAGAGATGGCGCCGGAGCTCTGGTACATCGAGCAGAAGACCAGCGAAACGAACATGCAGGTCGACTTCATGCTGTCGTCGGCGCTCGACTTCGGCGGCCAGCAAGTACCGGTTCGCCAGATCGGGAGCATGTGCCAGTGGAAGTACCGCGATGCGAATTGCGGGTACATCGGCACGGCGTATTTTGACGCGAGCGACAACGCAGTGAGCGACCCGGCGCTCGACCGATGCAGCAAGAAGACCAGCGGCTGCGAGTGCCGCTTCGGCGCGAACAATCCGCTGCCATACGGCGGCTTTTTGTGCGACACGCTTTCCTGACCTTTCCTAGCCCGCATTCACTGACCCGCTTCGGCGGGTTTTTTTATGGACGAACGAATCAAGCAAGCGATAGCAGATCATGCGCTCGCGGAATACCCGCGTGAGTGCTGCGGGCTGGTGGCGCTCGTCAACAGTGTGGAGACGTACGTGCCGTGCCGCAATGCCGCGGCGACGCCGTCGGAGCATTTCGTCATGTCGCCTGAGGATTATGCCGATGTGGAAGACCGCGGCGAGGTTGTCGCGATAGTGCATTCACATCCCGGCGCGGCAGCTCGCCCGAGCATGGCCGATAGGGCAATGTGCGAGCAGAGCGGTATTGCGCGCTGGGTGATCGTCTCGCTTGGTGTGCAGGCTGATGGCTCGGTGGCTGTCGACGACTGGTGCGAGTTCGGCCCGAGTGGCTATGTGGCGCCGCTCGTCGGTCGCGAATTCGCGCACGGCTCGCTCGACTGCTACAGCCTCATTCGAGACTGGTATCGCATCGAGCGCAGCATCGAATTGCCCGACTTCGAGCGCCCGGACGGATGGTGGGACGACGGGAGGTCGAATCTCTACCTCGACAACTTCTCGAGCGCGGGATTCGTCGACGTCGGCCAGGATGCCGAGCTCCAGCCCGGTGACGTGCTGCTGATGCAGATCCGAAGCAAGAACGGTGTGCCGAATCATGCCGGCGTCTACCTTGGCGATGGCGTGTTGCTGCATCACATGTACGGTCGCCTGTCTGGGCGCACTGTTTGGGGCGGCATGTGGGCGCATAGCCTGCGCACGACGCTGCGCTACAAAGGGTAATCAATGAACAACACGCTTCGTACCGTACGCCTCTATGGCGTGGCGGGGGCTAAGTTCGGCCGCGTTCACCGCCTGGCCGTGTCATCGACGCGCGAGGCTATGCGCGCGCTGTGCGTGACCGTTCCCGGCTTCGAGAAATTCATGATGAGCGCCAAGGACAACGGCCTAACGTTCGCCGTGTTTCACGGGCGCCAGAACGTCACCGAAGACGAATTGCAGCATCCGATCGGCTCGGACGAGATTCGCATCGCGCCGATCCTCATCGGCAGCAAGAACGGCGGACTGTTCCAGACCATTCTCGGCGCTGCGCTTGTCGTGGTCGGCGTGTTCACGAGCGCATATGGCGGCTCGACCCTGATCGGCCTCGGCGCATCAATGATGCTCGGGGGCGTGATGCAGATGCTGAGCCCTCAGACGAGCGGGCTGGCTGGCACCGGGCCGAACAACGGAACGTCGTACTACTTCAACGGCCCGGTCAACAGCGCAGCGCAGGGCGAGCCCGTGCCGCTCGTGTACGGCCACATGGTCGTCGGATCAAAGGTCATCAGCTCCGGAATCTTTACTCAGGACAAAAACTGATATGCGTATTCAAGGCTCGAAAGGCGGGTCGAGCGGCACGCCAACGCAATCGCCTGACAGCCTGCACTCGATCGCCTATGCAAAGGTGCTCGACCTCGTGTCGGAGGGGCCGATCGGCGGCCTGGTGAACGGTCTGCAATCCGTGTTTCTCAACGGCACGCCGATCCAGAACAGCGACGGGTCGATCAACTTCGCAAATTACAGCTTCGACGCGCGCACCGGCACGCAGGATCAAACGTACCTCCAGGGATTCCCGGCTGTCGAGAACGAGATCGCCATCAGCACGCCGCTGACGTCGGATGCCCCGTGGGTCCGCCAAGTGCAGAACACGCAGCTCACGGCGGTACGGCTGCGATTCGGCGTCCCGGCGCTGCAGAAGTCGGACGCCAGTTCTGGCAACGTGACCGGCTACCGCGTCGAGTATGCGATTGACCTTGCAGTGGACGGCGGCTCATACGCTCAGGTGGTTTCGGGCGCCTTCGATGGGAAAACGACGTCGCTCTACGAGCGCAGCGTCCGCATCGAGTTACCGCCGGCGACGAAAAGCTGGCTTGTGCGCGTGCGCCGCATCACGCCGAACGCGCACAACTCGCTTATTGCTGACACGGTCAATATCGAAGCGATCACCGAGGTCATCGACCGAAAGCTGCGCTACCCGATGAGCGCTCTTATCGGCCTGACGTTCGATGCGCAGTCGTTCAGTTCGGTGCCGACGCGGTCCTATGAAATCAAGGGACTGCTGATCCGAATTCCGACGAACTATGATCCGGAGTCGCGCGTGTATTCTGGCGCGTGGGATGGCACGTTCAAGACGGCTTGGTCGAACAACCCGGCGTGGGTGTTCTACGACCTCGTGCTGAACCCGCGCTATGGGCTTGGCAATCACGTCGACGCTTCGATGGTCGACAAGTGGGGGCTGTACCAGATTGCGCAGTACTGCGACGTGCTGGTATCGGACGGGAAGGGCGGAAAAGAGCCGCGCTTCACGTGCAACTGCGTGATCCAGTCGCAGGCCGATGCATACAAGGTACTGCAGGATCTCGCGACCACGTTCCGCGGCATCGCATATTGGGGGCCTGGCGCAGTTGTGGCGAATGCTGACATGCCGGCAGATCCGGTCTACGTGTACACCGCGGCGAACGTGCTCAATGGCCAGTTCAAATACGTCGGCTCTGCGCTCAAGACGCGCTACACAACCGCGCTGGTGAGCTGGAACGATCCGGCGAACCAGTACAAACAGGCCGTCGAGTACGTGCCGGACGAGGACGGCATCGCGCGCTATGGTGTCACGAAGGCGCAGATCACTGCGTTCGGCACGACGTCGCAGGGCCAGGCGCACAGGCTCGGCTTGTGGTCGCTTCTGACCAGCCGGTACGAGACGAATACGGTTTCGTTTGCCGTCGGCCTCGACGGAACGCTCTGCGCGCCCGGCCAGATCATCGCAGTCGCGGATCCAGCGAAGGCCGGCAAGCGAATGGGCGGCCGAGTGCGCGCGGTGAGCGGCGCGACAATCACGCTCGACAAGGCGCCGAGTGTCTCGTCTGGCGACGTGCTGACTGTCATTCTGCCGACGGGCGTAGCGCAGAAGCGTACGGTCAAGTCGGCTGCTGGCGATGCGATTACCGTCGTTAGCGCATTCGACGCCGATCCGGTACCGGGCGCGGTATGGATGCTCGAGAACACGAGCCTCAATGCGCAGCTGTTTCGCGTCGTCAGCGTGCAGGAGGCATCCGACAACGACCAGATCACGTACACGATCAACGCGACGCAGCACGAGCCCGGAAAGTACGCAGCGATCGACAATGGCGCAGCGATTCAGGTGCGCCCGATCACGGTCGTTCCGCCGTCAGCGCAGACGCCACCGCCGAACGTGCGACTTTCGACGTACTCGGTGATCGATCAGGGCATCTCGAAAACCGTGATGGTCATCGCGTGGGATGCCGCAGTCAACGCTGTGAATTACCTGCCGGAATGGCGTAAGGACAACGGGGAGTGGGTTTCGGCCAACCAGACGGGCGGCCTGCAGATTGAAGTGCCGGGAATCTATCAAGGCACTTACAGCGCGCGTGTTCGTGCAGTCAATGGGATGGGCGTGACGTCGATGCCTGCCTATTCGGCAGACACCACGCTCACGGGTAAGACAGGGCTGCCGCCGGCGGTTACGTCGCTTACGACCGTGAGCCAAGTTTTTGCGATCGAGCTTGACTGGACGTTCCCTGCTGATGGATCGGCAGGGGATACGCAGCGCACCGAGATCTGGTACAGCAAGAACGATGACCGTAGCACGGCAACGAAGCTTTCCGACTACGCGTATCCGCAGGCGCGCGCGAATCTGATGGGATTGGCGGCCGGCCAGTCGTTCTTCTTCTGGGCGCGACTGGTGGACACGTCGGGCAACATCGGCCCGTGGTATCCCGCAGGCGCGGGCGTCAACGGGCAGAGCAGCAGCGATGCCAAGGAAATTCTGGCGTACCTCAATGGCCAGATTTCAAAGACTCAACTCGCGAACGATGTGTTGACGCCGGTCAACGCAATCCCAGGCATTCAGCAGGACGTAACGGACAACGCTGCTGCGATCAAGGTCGAGCAGCAGATGCGCGCCGACGGTGATGCTGCTCTGTCAACGCGAATCGATAAGGTGAGCGCACAGGTAATCATTCCACCGATGGCCGGCGATACAGGGGGCTACGCAGGTTCGACACAAGTCTACGCGGGCGTCTGGTCGGAGCAGTCTGCTCGCGCTGACGCCGACATGGCACTTGCAAGGGACATCGATACCGTCACGGCGCAGATGACCTCAGGCAATGCAACGTTGTCTGCGGTGATTCGGAATGAGACGCAGGCGCGCACCGATGCGATCAGCGCACAGGCGGATCAGATCACGACCATTCAGGCGCAGGCGAATGCAAACGCGGCTGCGATCCAAGTCAACGCGAGCTCGTATGCCGACCTCAATGGTCGAGTCGCTGCGTCTTACCAGATCAAGACGCAGGTAACGACGGGTGGTCGCACGTATATCGCTGGAATCGGCGTTGGTGTCGACAACAGCAGCGGAACTGTCGAGTCTCAGGTTCTCGTATCTGCGCAGCGATTTGCAGTGCTCGATAGCGGCGGGACGACTGTCGCATCGCCGTTCGTTATTCAGGGTGGCCAAGTTTTCATCAGCCAGGCGTTTATCGGGAATGGTTGGATCACGAACGCGATGATTGGAAGTTACATCCAGTCCGACAACTACGTCGCTGGAAGAGCGGGCTGGCGAATCGACAAGTCCGGGGCATTCGAGATTAACGCCTCCAGCAGCGGAAATAGGGTTGTGCTTGATGGCAATGGGCTGCGCGTCTACGACAGCGCAGGAACGCTCCGCGTGCGCATGGGGATCTGGTGATGGCGGCAGGGTTGCAAATCTGGGATGGCGCCGGCCGCTTGTTGCTGGATGCAACGTCGCGCGCCGGCCGCGTTGTTGGAATGACCTACCTCGATGGGTCCGGGGCTCCAGGGAGTATTGCTGCAGACTTGTCGAGCGGCCCCCCTTTCTGGTGCTTTCAGCCGGACTTCATGATCAAGAACATTTACAACGATGCTCCGCCACCGCTGGTTAGCGTCTCGAGTTCCGGTGTCAGTTGGAATTATTCAGCATCGAACAGCAACGGACGTGCGCCGGTATCTGGCTGGTTGATTTACGGGGTGTACTGATGACGGTTGGATTCCAAGCCTTCACTGATACCGGGCTATATCAGATCGACGGGCAGACGCCCAATCTCCAATGCACGCAGTCAATGGCCGCTGTTTCGTCTCAGCAGGCGGTCAACATCGGAAACACTGCGCAAGGTCCGTACTACGTGACGAAATGGGTATCGACGTTCACCTTTGGCGGGACGACGCCGATCTATGCGATCGCAACGGATGGTGGCGTCGGCGCAACTGTTTGGGACCATCAACTTTCGAGCGGCATACATACGGTGCGCGTGATCACCGATTCGCAGGTGATGGTCCGCTTCTTTGTGTTCGACCAGGTGCCACCGGCAAGCAGTAACTTCGGGCTGCAGGTGTTCGATGCGAACGGAAAGCTGATCGCAGACTCGTCGCGAGCGTTTTTTCGCGTTCTAGACGTCGTCCACGATGAGTATCTATCGGGTACCGGGTGGGTCGTTGGAGGGTTCCCGAGCTATGGCCCATTCAGTCGCTCATACGGCGGCCGCCCGGTTCTGATCGCATGCCCGTATGGATGTCACACATGGATGGACTATTCAGGTGGCAGCGATGTGGGGCTAACGATGTTTCAGGTGTCTGGTGACACCGTTTCTTGGTATCAGCACAACTGGGCATCGCCGACGCCAAACTGGGCCGGCTTCCGCGAGACATTCCATTGCCACTTCATGGTGATCGACGGGACGGGCCTTCTGTAACTCTCAATCCACTTCGACAATCTGAGAATGCGATTGCAAGCAAGTAGCCGCCTCCGGGCGGCATTTTCTTTTCCGGGGAATAGATGCGAGTGAGTCCGACAGAGGCCGCGAGCTATACGGGCAGTGTTGTTTCGGTGGGGTCGTCTCTGACGCTCACCGATATTGGTGTGATCGTCGGTATCGCGACGGCGATCATGACGTTCGCGCTCAACGCGTATTTCATGTGGCGGAAGGACCAGCGCGAGCAGCGCGAGTCCGCGGCGCGCATGCACGAGATGGAGGAACACGGTGGCTGACGTACCGAAGAAGACACTCGCTGGAGTAGTGGGGGCCGCAACTGCGGCCCTTTTGCTTTCTGTTGTCCCGAAGTTCGAGGGGACGAAGCTGATCGGTTATCTCGACCCGGTTGGCATCCCGACAAAGTGTATGGGCGACACAACGAACGTCGTCGTTGGCCAGCGGTACAGCGAGGCCGAATGCCGTGAGTCGCTCGAGCGACAGTTGATCGCGCACGCCGAGCCTGTGCTGAAGTGCACGCCGGGCCTGAAGGGGCACACGTACCAGCTCGCGGCCGCGGTGAGCTTCGCCTACAACGTCGGCGCCTCGGCGTACTGCGGCAGCGCGACAGCGAAGCGCTTCAACGCTGGCGACTGGAGTGGCGCCTGCCGCGCGATGAACCAGTCGGACGCGGGGCGGCCGCAGTGGGTCTATTCGGACGGGCGCGTGCTGCCCGGCCTGGTGAAACGGCGCGCAGAAGAGCGCGCGCTTTGCGAGAGGGGGCTGTGATGCTGAGGATTGCCATTCCGTACCTGCTGGCCGCGCTGCTCGGCGCAGCGATCGGCGCCGGCGTCGAGCGCCTGGTCGGCGCACGCCGACTCGCCGACGAGCAGGCCGCGCGCGCGGCTGACGCGCAGCGGCACGCCGGCGACCTGACCACGATCTCGCAGGCGGCGCTCGCCGCAGAACAGCGCGCGATCGCCGCCCACGACGCGGCCGCCTCGCGGGTGGCCGCCGTCGACGCACAACTCACGAAGGAGCGAAACGACCATGAAAACGAAAATCGCAGCGTGCGCGCTGCTCTCGCTGCTGGCACTGACCGGCTGCGCGTCGCCGTCCGGAACTGCGCTGCAGCCGGTGCCGACGGTCTGCCCGGAGCTGCCGGCGCCGCCGGCGTGGGCGATGGTGCCGCCGCCGTCGCAGACATCGACCCAGCGGTTGCGGAGCGCGTTTTCGCTGTCGCCGGCGACGACCAGCGCGAAATCGACAAACTGAAGGCGATGCAGGGTTGGGCGTGCGCGGTTCGGCCGGCGACGCCCGGCTGCAAGTAATCCACTCGAGATGCGGAAATCTTTGTAAACTTCACACAAACGAAGTGAAGTTCATCAACTAGCGCCTGAGACCCATAATGAAAAAAACCCTCGTTGCACTGGCAGTTCCACTTTTCGTTTCTCTTTCCGCTTGCGGCGGAGGTGACGGCGGGTCGCCGCCGGCGCCCAGCAAGTTCGCCGTCAAGCTGACGTTCTCCGGGATTCCCCTCGTTCAGCAGGCAAAGACGTCGCGTATGGCTGCGACGGACGTTGCATCTGGCGCGAGCGCTCCGGATGCCACTTCTGCAGGCCAGGCTACAGTGAATGCCCTTCAGCAGAAGTTCAGCGATGCCGGAACCGGGATCACGGTCTACCCCGGCGTGATCGATGGAACGACGCTACACCAGATCGTGATGTCGGTGAATAACGGCGTTGGCCCGACCGACGACGAGCTCCGAAACGCGAAGGTTCCTGTCGTCAGTTCCGAGTGGATGATCGTCAATTTCCAGCTTGACGACATGCAAACCGCGAGCAATGACCCGGCGCAGATCGCAGCGATGGATCAGTTCAAGAAAGACCTGATCGTCTTTCAGAATCGCGTGTATCTCGAGGGGAAAGTCCTCTACAAGATTCTGCCGATCAGGACGTGTGACCTTCCTGCGGGGCAAACTGCAGCGGATGGCTTGATCGATGTCCTGCAGCGCGTTCCCGGCGGTGGCTATTTGATGGGGCTCAGCTACGCGCCGGATAAATCGCACATGGGAGCAGATTGCCGCACCCCCGATCAGGCGACACAAGACGCATACGTGAATGCCATCGTCACGCCGATCGTGGCGAGCTACAACGCGGTCAATCAGCAGGTGAATGACTGCAAGACGCATCCCGAGAATCGCCCGGCGCGCGATTGCATCGGCATCACGCCGAACACGCCGTGAATTGTCGCGCGCTCCATTCAACGCGAATCGGGGCGCGCGCTACGGGCAACTTAGCTGGATTGCGTTACAACTTCCCGACTCCGGCCGCGGCCTCATCCGCGCGGGCCCGCTCCCTGGCCCTCCAATAGTCCGCGTCGGCGACACTGGTTTCCGACTGATCAACTCGATCGCCATACTTTTGCATGGTGATTCGCACGCGCTCCCCGCGCCACTGGAGCGTCACATTTCTGAACGATGCGCCACCGATGGTTTGGGCTGCGCTCGTGGCTCGGTTCGTAGGCGGGCCGTACCTGGAAATAAACGCGGCAGACAGCGCGTCGAAGTCTTTCGGGGCGCTCTTCAGCAGGAAGGAGGTGGGGGCGCCATCGTTACCAGTTACCCATACCCGGTATTCAAGCCCAAGCTCCGGGGTGTTCCAGAGCTGCCCGTATGAGCTATCGCCATCGATGCAAAGTCCATCGATCGTTTTCAGTCTCCCGAAATCGACGAAGGTCTGGTTGGCGATAGTCTGTTTCGGGCATTGCTGCACGCTCAGCGGGGCGCCGAACTTGATGCCGAGGAAGCCGTCCGGCTCCCTATCCCATTTTTGAGCACGCGGCGGGGATGCCGGCTTCTTGGCGTCTGCGGCTGCGCAGACCCCGAGCCCCATGGCAAGCGCGCACGCGAAAGCGATTCCTTTCATTGTAATTTTCCCGAAATATTGCTCGGATTCTAGCGCCAT